CACCCAATTTGGCATTCTCCTTTGCCTTTGCCCTTGCCTCAAATCCCGCTCCCAATCCGTGTATTCCACCAAACAGAATGTCTGGAACAGCTTGTTCAATTGTGGGCATGGCATTCTGTCCTTGAGCCGCACGAATGCCAGCAGATGTAGCCAAATTAACTCCAGCGGCGGCTGTGCCTCCAACAAGCCCCTTAACAAGCGGCGTAGCTCCTTTTAACAACGCACTCGTTGCTTTAGAAGTAAGTTCTCCACCAACTGTATATGCGGCAAGTGCAGGAACTGTGGCTAATGCCGCTTCACTTCCTGCCTTATGTCCAGCGGCATCCAATTGTGCTTGATCAGTAACACCCTGCTGTTTTAATTCAGCAACCTTGGCATCATATCCTTCACCATAGGCTTGACTGCCACCCATAACTGCCATCGTTGGCAATGCCAATGGCCCTGTTAACATAGCTGGAGCTAATCCAACAACATTACCAAAACCTCTTCCAAGCTGTGCCGCTATGGATGTGTCCTTTTGAGATACTCCCAATGCAGGAAACATTCCAGCGGCTTGTTCACTTAATGCTCCCGCTTGCTGACCAAGCTGTTTTCTTTCCTGTATCAATGCTTGCTGTTGAACATCAGAAGCGTATTGAGGAAGTTTAAGCGTCTCTTCTTTCTGTGCTTGGAGATCACCAATCTCTCTTTGGAGATCGTTAATCTGATTTCCATATTCAGCAGTAGAGAATCCTTGTTTCTTAACGATGCCTTGGATGGCATCCAATGCCGCTTGTTTGTCTGCAATAGCAGTATCAAATGCAGTGGTAGCTTCTTGGGTAGTTGCTCCTCTCTGGAATGGAGCGTTGATTCCAGAAACATCCGTTACAGGTGCGGCTCCTGCCCTTTCAAATCCACCAGCAGTTTGAATTGCTCCAGCGGCGGTTTGTGCGGCGGCTTGTTTAAAGAAATTCTCATATCCCGGCATAGCAGGAAGATTAATCGTTTTGCCAGTTTGTTCTTGCTGTGGAAGTTGATTTGCTTGTTGTCCTTTAGTGTAAAGATCAGCAAATGGATCAGCATTTATTTGTTTTTGCGGAGTACTTGTTCCTCTATCAACAAAACTATATTCAACTGGAGTCAATCCTGTACCGCCAATCGCTTGATTTGTGGCATGAGTAAGATCAATCCTATCTTTTAATCTTTCAGATGGGCCTTTATCAATAATTGGAGCAACAATGCTTTGACCTGTATCTGGATTAGTAACACGAACTAATTGATTGTGAGCCGCATTCTCATCACCAAAATGGGAACGAAGTACGCTAATCGGCAAAGATACTCCATGAACATTCGGATCATTAGTAATATCATTCCAAGCACCCACTCCATTATCTTGTGGGTCATTATATCCAAAAGTAGAAGCAATTGCTGAAGTTCCTTTAGGGTAAAGGTCAGAAAATGGGTCTTGGCTTGATGCTCTTGACGCACCAGTTACTCCAGATTGAGTTTGTTGCTGACCTTGATCTGATGTTCCTTGGGGATAAAGATCAGCAAATGGATCAGTTGCCATAAATTACTATGCTCCCTGCATCGCAGGAAGTTGATTTGAAGGAGCAGGAGTTGGAGAAGCTTGTGCTTGAGGTGGGGCTTGAGGTGGAGCTTCTTGTTGATTTTGTTTATTCAAAACAGATGGGTCAATACCAAGTTTCTTAAGACGATCCTCAACTGCATTTTGTGGTATTCCATTTTGTAATGCTTTTTGAGCATATTGAAGTGCCATTGGATTTTTAGCCAATGCAAAGTTATTAGCAGCAGCATCAATGTTTTGTTTTTGTTCAGCAAGACTTGTTCTTTTACCGAAAAATCCAAAAAAAGGATGAGAACTTTTACCTTCTTCCGTTACATCTTCTGGACTTGTTCCTTTAGGTAATGCGCTAATCTTTTTATTAATTTCTTCTTGAGCATCTGCAATATGATTTTGAACCTTATTTGCGGCAGCATCTAATTCATCATTATTAATAGCATTCGGCCCCATAGCTGATTGGATGTCTTTGTATTTAGTCAAAGCAGAAGCAAATCCTCTAATGTCTTCTGGATTCGCTGGCTTACCTTCCTTAATTGCTGCATCAAGATTTTCTGCATATGTAGAAGCCCCAGTAACCCCTGCACTATTTGGGGTTGCGGGAATGCCATTCCAAATATTGTTATAAGTTCCAACTTGCTTTGCTGCCATCTGCGTTTGCTGGAACTGATTCATTTGCTTAACAATTGGATTCCCTTGAGCGTCCGTAGGGTGAGCAAGGTTTGCAGCATATGTTTTTCCTGCCAAATTCATCCCTGCTGTTTGAAGTCGCGTATCAGTCAAAAGTTGATTGCGATAATTCTCATTAGCTTGAGTCGCTCCAGCAATGAATTGATTGGACAAATGTTGAGTCAATGGATTTTGACCAGCAAGTCCTGCTGCTTGTGTCACATCAGCAATTCCCGTTGAATCTCCAGAAGAGATTTTTTGCATTCCAGTTGCGTATTGACTTTGGATAACAGGCAACATGGCTTTTGCCGATTGCGCTGCTGCTTGATTTTCAATTGTCTGACCAATTTGTTGACCAAGACCAGCAAGCGAATTGGCAACCGTTTGATTACCTGCCATGATTGGCGAAAAGTTGTAATATCCTAATGCCATATAATTATTGCATGAAATTGAATGCTGGATTTAGACCACTAGCAAAACTTTGATTCCCAGAATATGCTGCTGGAATTTGAGAAGCTTGTTGAGAGAATGGAGTTGTTGCTGCTGCTGATGTATATCCAGTTCCCATCAGTGTATTAAATGATCCTTGTGCGGGATTATAACTAGAAGTGTTTGCTGGAGTAGTTCCAGCACCAAGTCCATCATAATAATTAGCCATTGCTCCTGCATTGGCAATACCTAATCCAGCACTTCCCAATCCTGCAAGTCCTTGAGCCATTCCCTGATTTGCTGCTTGAGTCGCACCATATTGATTCATTCCTGCTTGATATTGATTTTCAGCAGAAGTCATTCCCAACCCTGCTGCTTGCATACCCAATCCAGCAGCACCAAGAACCTGTTGGTTTCCAATACCTGCTGCTTGCATTCCAAGTTGCGCTCCCGTGACAGGAGATACAACCATGCTATTCGCCAATTGCTGCCAAGTAGGAGCAGCAGACAATCCATATTGAGAGATGCCCAAAGATGTTTGTCCAATGTCACGGGCAAACGCTGAAGGAGCCTGTCCTCCACCACTGAATGGATTGTATCCACCACCAAATCCTTGAGCTATTGCGCGTTGTGCATTTTGTTGCACATCAAGGGGAACTTGACCTTGGATATATTGGTTAAGTTGTTGTTGAGCTAGTTCGCGTTGAGCAGAAGATCCCGGCGTAACTTTGTTTTGGAGAGCAATCTGCTGTGCTGTTCCCTGTTGAGCAAATTGTTGAGCAAATCCCTGTGATGGATTATATCCTGTACCAAGAATGTTTTGTTCTTGTGCTTGTTGGGCTGATGCAAATTGTGCTGGCGTTGGAACATATCCTTTTGCCTCTGTTGCATATTGACCACCTTGATAACTTGGCAAGCCTTTGCCTGTTTTAGATAAATTATAAGCGTCCATTCCCAAGCTTCCAGCAGTACCAAGAATTGCGGCACCAGCACCAAGACCAATTGCCGTAGTTGCACTTATACCTAAAGTTTCATAAACAGGCATTTCACGATGCTTGTATTCAGAAAATGTCTGGGAAGGAATTAGAAAATTCATGCTAGTTGAAGTTCTTTATGTATAATGCTAGGACTGACATCTTTTTTCCACATACTAAACCGTGGATCTTCAGTATCAATCAATGGATTTTGATTTGGTTCAGAAAGTTTTAACACAATTACATCAGGATCTTCAATGTTATCTGGATTAGAATGACAAGTAACCCATATTGTATCTTCAATATTGTAAAGAAACCTTTTTGTGTTTGGTTTGGTTATTCCCATATCTCCCGCTTCATACAAAGCTTCTCTTTCAAAATTTCCTTCTTTTGTTTCTTTAAGAACAGCAACCTTGCCTTTAAGAATAAAAAAAGGATGCGTTGTTTTATGCTTCATAGAAACAACAAGAGATCCTGCTGGCATAAATATCTTTCGTGTATAAAGATTTGGAGTAAAGAAATGTTCTAAAGGACATTGAACTTGAGGAGCGTTTCCAATTTCGCACTCAAGACGATCCATCGCAGTAACTTGTGACAACTCTTTCATATCAATAAGGCCACGATGCGCCATCATCCCAAACGTATGTGGGAATAAGGGCATTCAACATCATGTTGTTTGAGAATTGACGAATAACACTTCCAGTAGGTTCTTCTTGATCAGCAGTCTCACGGTTAACTTCAAAAATAGCATTCTGGAGAGACTTCGCATAGAGATCATCACTGCCTTTGTTCTCACGATAAACGACTGCCATTACAGCAGAAATCATTGCCTCTGGAGTAAACTCAACTTGATCTGTAAGACTGATTAAATCTTGATAATTCTTTTTGCAGTAAAGAATTACAGAATCCTTAACTCTTCCTTGGACGGCATACTTTCGGAAAGAAGGATTTATGTCATACGGTTGGTATACTGCCATCAACATCCTAATGCTTTGATCGGGATCATAAGCATACAAACGAACCCTTCCGTTTGTTTGAGCCTTGGTACAAGCAAATACAGTCTTGAAGAAATTTACTGAAAACGTAAAGGAAGGAGCAAGACCCAGAGTGAGAGTCTCACTAATGCGAGTTCCATATGCATCTTCCCCAAAAAAAGTAATTTGAGATCCTGCATCCAATGGAGATTCAGCTTCTATGGCAAGTTGATATGGTGCTGCATCATAGTTTTGGAAAGTTACGTGCTTTCCTCCAATCTCAATGAATTTCTTATTGCCACCATTCCATCCGTATCCTTGGCCCCATCCATTCCCATATCCATTTCCACTTGTTCCTCCACCTACAGAATCTTGAGGGATAGATTGATACCATTCGTTTCCAAGAGATACGGGGCTTCCATCAATCCAAGCAAGCCTAACCTGTTTATAGAGGCTAGGAAGCGTTAGAATGTTTCCTACGCATTTGATGCACACATATTCGCAAGTAGCATCAGAGTCTGTCTTGTTCCAGAGCAGACTTCTTGCTTTATTCATGTACTGCAATTGCAATGTTTGATTGCAAGTGCCACTATTTCCCGCATACGGGCGAATAGTGTTCAGAATATATGCGACATCAAAGAGCATAGACTAAATGCCTTTCATTCCACGACGATTAGCTTTGCCAGAAGCATAGCCACGCATCGCACCTTTGGGAGATCCAACCATAGTTTTAAGCTTCCCCATCTTGAGAGATGGAGCAGTTTTAGCTTTGATCATCTTCCCCTTCATCGTCCCAAGTTTTGGGAGCTTTGAGAGTTTGGGAAGTGCCATATTAAAGCCAATCGCTACGGAAAGGAGTTCCACGCCCCATTGCTGTCTCATTAGCCATACCGCGAGAAGTAGCGTGTTGATTGCCAGCATCTCCAATGGCTTTAATGCGAGCAGTACGAGCATCCTTATAACCACGAATGGTAGGAATATCACCTTTGATTTGTGCCGCTTGCATAGGTTGCGGAGTGGCAAAATCAGAGACGATACCCTTTTCGGTATTGTCGTATGTGTATTGCATTACTTTTTGGAGCTACCACGTCCGGGGGACGTAGGTTCTGGTTGGAGTTTGCCAGCATAGAAAATGCCAGAGAACTCGGTTCCCTTTGGATGGTTACTCATGCCTTCCTTGATGTCTCCACGAGTAGAGAAGCCTTCGTTTTGTAGTTTGGGTTGAGTTGCCCTGTTGATGTCTTTAGCCATTGTAGTTTAGTGTTGGTGTTTCATTTTAGGTTGGTGAAATAGAAGATACTGACCAATTAAATCCAGTTATAGAAGATGTAGTTGCATCAGTAAATAGAATCTGGAATCCAGTTGTTGTTTTTGTCCCGCTAATTATTGCCCAAGACCATGTTCCAACAGTGCTTGTAGATGCCGTAAGTGGCTCAATGACTACTTCATATGTTGTATTTGGCATTGCCGTTCCAAAAGTAACAGTATAAACCCTTGATGTTCCAGAGGTAATAGAAGTTGTTCCTTGCTGAAAATTTACAGCAAGAGAATTGTATTCATTTTGGAGATTCTGGATGTTTTGATTAATCGTTTGAATCTGTTGCGGCGTAACTTGTCCCAATCCGGGGATATTAATTGTACCATTATTGAGGTATAATTGAATAAAGCTATTAAAAATATCACTCCACGTCCCATCTGGACAGTAGTTATTCGGCACAGTAGGGAAAAGCAATTGTGCTGGTGATGATTGATTCTGCATAATTAGTTAATTTATACTCTGGTTTTTATTTACTAGCAATGATTTTAACCAAAAACGGATTTAACAGCAGTTACTAAAGGAACAATGCGATAGTAATCAAGATCGGGTTCACATCCGCATTGAACTGGTTCTGGATCATTATAAAATGTATCTGGACAATCCCCTTGAGGAAGATCCAAATCAGAATTTAACAATGCAGCAAGACGAACTCGGTCTACAATGCAGGAGCCAGAAATATCTATTTTTAATTGGAACTCTGCCCCCTCTTGAAGCGTAATATCTCCAAATGTTTGACAATCATTAATGTCTGGAGATGGGAATTTTAATTGTTGATAGCGCGGCTGTGATACTGCTGGAACACAATTCTTTGTTAATGGAATGCATTCATCAAATCCAATGCTGATTGGTTGAGAAAGTGTCGTGAAGCAAGCATAAGAATCAGGACGATATTCACAACTTACCGTGACTGCTTCTTTTAAGTTTGAAATCCAAACTTCTCCACCTGCAAGTTGTTTGCGAATAAATTTAGAAGCACCCGGATTAGGTGTAAAATCAAATCTCTTGGTAATAAAATAAGAACCAATGGGAACATTACCATACGCAACTGAATAATCATCTATACCAGTAAGAAGTGAACTGCTGTTTTGGAGTTCATACAGTCTATTCACATTGTCTGCATCAAATGAAAATGCAAACCCTCGTTCTACTCCATTGATTTGAGCCGTTGCCAGTTGAGTTGGTTGTGGCCCCTCCCACAAACCATTCCAACGTGCAGGAAGAGATGCGTCTGGAGAGATTTGACTTTCTTGTTCTGCATCCAACACAATCATTGCCCTGCTTGGACGATGGAGTCCGTTTGTAGTAGGGTCTCCTGTTGATACCGTAAATGGAGATACAGTCGCAATGATTCGATTATCAAAGAACATTGCACTCTCAAACTGCCTCAACCAAGGAGTATCATAATTTACCCAAGGTTGAACCTCACGGGAGATTTTACGGAAAGAAAGAGCCTCATAGAAGTCTACTTGAGCATTGTTGTAAAATGCCCATCCATCATCAGAACGGAAATAGACATCATTGTTTACCCCGCAAATACTCCAAGGAGATCGGCAACCACGTCCAATCAATGAGACCTTTTGAATGTTATTGGCTTGCCACGTTGTCCTGTCTTGAGAAAGATCAAGCGTGAATGAACCATTTTCACAAAACACTACAAGTTCACCTTGCCCACGAACATTGATATTCAAAGAAGGCATAATTCGCATTCCTGTAATCAATCCAAGATTTGCGGGAGGAGTGAATGAACCACCTTCAGCCCAATAAGTTTGTTCTGTAAAGTTTTGAGTATTGGATGTCGTTGTAAATCCGTTTCCGTAAATGATGTCAGAAACATAAATATTGTTATATGCATCACTTACCGCAACTCGACCATAGGCATATGCCATGATTGTCCCAATCGGCATCTGTTGCTTGACGGGATTTAGTCTGAAGACAGTGTTTGGTTGTGCCGTTGTAATGGTTTCGGTTGCCGCTGAAGTAGTGGCAATGTTTGACCAAGGGGTAGATGAACCATCTGGAAACACACTTCTTACTTGGAAAGCATACGAAGTAGAAGATGATGTTGTTTTAAAATTATAACTTGTTTGAGAAAAAGGAACTAAAGCAATAGTTTCAAAAACACTTCCGTTATATTGAACTTGAATTTCATTTTGAACTGCACCTTTGGCATTATCTGTCCAAGTCAAAGTGATTTTATTTGATCCATTTCCAACTGCTTGTAGATTTGTGGGAACTCCAGAAATATCACCACTCCATGCAATAGGATCTTGATAACCATTTTGGATATAGATCCAATCTTCAGCTTGCACAAACCATGTATGCATCATGGTTGGATCATTTCCACTAATTAACTGATAGAGCGTCCCAATGTTGTTTACAATCGAAAGAAAATAGATTGTTCCAGCAACCGCAATAACAAATCCATCAACTGATCCTGTTTTAATTGCGCGATACGGAATTGCTCCTTGGAAATTACCCGTCTGGAAACTTTTTAAAATAGATGGATCTTGTCCATATGCTGGACTAATAGGAATTTCAGTAAATGGAGGACGTGTTCCATTTATTCCTTGTCGGAAAGAACGGTTTACACATGATGAAACAAATGTGGGAGGCAATACAGAAGGATGCGTTTCAGCATCCATTGCTATTGTTACACTTGTTCCATCATAAATCCTGCCATCTTGGGCCATATTACAGGAAGCTTAATTCGTAACCAGAGATTTGAAGGGCAAATGAATCACCAGTTCCAAGAACAGCAGTAGTATAAATGTTAAAATAACAATTAAAAGCATTTGGAATAACGCAATTCATGCTTCCATAAACCGAATTGGTTGATGTTCCGTATGCAGGAGAAGCAGTAAGCGCACCATATACTTCATTTGTTGTTGCAAGAGGAGGTTGAGTCCCTCCCGTGCTTCCAGCAGTCGTGCTAGAAATAATGACGTTTGCTGTTTGAGTCGTAGAAGCTCCAACAAGACTAAAGCGATAGTATGCCCTGTTAACATATTGATACGGAGCATATGTAACAGTTCCAGACCAATATTTATTGGTAGCTTGAGTTGATTGACTAGATACAACTACGTTTGCCGTTTGTCCAAGATTAACTTCTCTTCCATTTTGATTATAGAAGGCATCAATTTGAGAAGAAGAGTTTGTTCTAAACAATCCAATCAATCGAAAATATGTATAATTTGTTGGAAGTGTTGGAAGTGTTGGATTTGTTGGGCTTACAGAAGCTAGTGTTGCTAATGCGGAACCAGTAGAATTGTAAATGGCAAAAACATAATAATATGTGTTTGCTACCAAAGATCCCGTATCAAGACCATTTGGCAGACTGTTTGTGCCAAGATTAAGCGTATATGTGGATGAGTTAGAAACTGAAATACTTTCTCCTGATATATTGGTTACAACCAATTGACCAAAATTTACGTTCAATGAATACACGCTTGCGTAAGAAATATTAATAGATCGTGCATCAATAAATGCTGAATTTGATGGAGTTGCAAATGCGGGAACTCCACTTGAATTCATCGTAAGAACCTGACCAGTAGTTCCAAGTGATGCTTGAGCTACAATATTTGAAGAGTTCTTATAAACAACTCCTTGATTCGGAATGATGTTCTCAATGGTTCCCCATGCAGTTGTGCTTGAACTTGGTGATACAATAGGAAATTGCGTTTCCGTACTTGTTGTGGGATTAAATTCAACTAACTGTCCAGTGGGAGTTGTCCCTTGAATTGCACCAACCGTTGTAGATGTTGCTTGGCTTCCATTGCCAAGAAAGATTGGATACGAGCTAGTTCCATCAGCCCAATTTGTTAATCCAGTCGAAGCATTATAAGAAAGAATGCTATTAGATAAAGGGGTTGGAATCGTATATTTGCAATAATTGGAATCCTCTCCAACTACTCTTTGAATAACTCCCTGTCCAAGAGCAGTGCAAGTTGTCGGGAAATTGGGATTGCAAGCGGGAGGTGCATATTGCACGGTTCCGCATCCGCATCCACCACCCCATCCATAGTTATTTCCACATGACATATTTATTAAAGTTGTATTTAAGCAATGAAAGTACCAGAAGAATTAAAAGTATGCACCCAAAATGTTGAACCATTTAAAACATATGATGTGACAATTCCTCCAGTAGCGATTTGAGTTGGAGAATTGTAAGAAACAATAACAATTCCACTACCACCATTTCCAGCAACATAAGAACTGACGTTGTTATCAGTTCCTCCTCCTCCACCACCTGTATTTGTTGCTCCAGAGGTAGCTAAAGTAGAAGTATTTGCCCACCCGTTTCCTCCACCACCATTTCCACCAAGGGGAATATTTGTAGGAGACCCTGTATCACGGTTAGATCCACCACCACCCCCACCATAATATTGAATAGTTCCATTATAAATTGAACTGGCAATGCCAAGACCTCCCGCGCCACCTCCACCAGCCGCTATATTTGTTCCAGCAGTGCCAACTGCACCTGCCCCACCACCTCCTCCTGATCCAGAAAATGTTCCAGTACTTCCTGCGCCACCAGAGTTTCCTTGATTAGAAGTTCCAGCACCACCAGATCCTGCTGTGCCAGATGTAATGCCACCACCACCACCACCAGAGCCACCGTTAAGCCCAGAAACGCCAGAACTTATTCCATACCCACCACCACCTCCACCAATGGCATTAAAGGTTCCAAAACTTGTATTCCCACCATTCACTCCTAATGCAGATGATGCCGAAACAATTCCACCAGAACCAATGATGACGCTATACGTTGCTCCAGTTACAAGGGGAGATGCAATTTGGATAACTCCACCCCCACCCCCACCTGCACCTCTTGCACCACCAGTCCCACCTCCTGATCCACCTCCACCAACAACAAGGATGTTGGCTGCATATCCGATAACAGGAGTTTTAAACAATACACCACTTCCATTTACAGCAAGGTAATATGCGGCTTGAGTGGAAGATTGTTGAATATTTGGAAGCGTGATTGGAGAAAGTGCTGAACCATCAGCCCAAGAAGATGCTCCCGCATTATAAAGAAACAAAGAATTATTAAGAGGAGTATTAAGCCTGTTGATTTGATTGCCATTTTGCCAAACCAACGGCCCCATACCTTTTGCGGTTGGAGCAATAATGCTAAATGGAACTGTATTATAACATGGCATAATTTTATCGCATCCTTCGTGCTTCAATGTTTCCGTAAGCCTTCAAATATCCACCACCACCAACAGTAAAATTAGCATATACTCCAAGATAAAGAGTAGTTGATGTTGAAAGTGAAACTCTCATTGTTTTTGTCGGAATACACAAATCAGTAGACCCCAATGTTGTCGTTTGATTTGATGAATTAGATGCATTTAAAGTTGATCCATAGCTATCAAGCGACCCACTTGGAAGAGCAAATGCAGAACTTGATGTGCTTATTCCAATTTTAAGATTAGTTAGACTACAAGCATTTAAGTTAAATTGACCTAATGCGCGAATATCCCAATCTCCAGCAGTAAGACTTATTGAAATAATATTCGCTTGAACTCCAGTACTAATAGTAACCAGAGTTCCACTTGAAAGAAGTGAAACATTACCCCATTCTCCGACATATCCACCAGCAGCATTTGACCCATCTTTAACTCCAATGATTCCAGTTTGCCATATTGGAGCAGTTGCCCCACTGTTGGTAGTAAGAAGTTGGTTTGCAGTCCCAATTCCTAAAGTTGTAGTCGTTGCAGATGCTGTTTGATATGGCAATGATCCAGCAGCACCTCCTGTAATGTTGGTTGCGGTTGTAGCAGTTGTCGCAGTCGTTGCAGTTGCTGGAGTTCCCCATGTGGGAATTCCCGTTCCTCCAGATAGCAAGGATTGACCTGTAGTTCCAGCAGCAGTAAATCCAGTTGTTCCACTGGCAGATTGATAAACAATTTCACCAGCAGCCCCTCCTGTTACATTGGTTGCTGTTGTGGCCGTTGTTGCAGTAGTAGCAGTAGTTGCGGTTGTGGCAGTTGTCGCAGTGTTTGCAGTAAGTGCCGTTGTAGCAGTAGTAGCAGTTGCTGCATTGCCAGAAATATTGGTTGACCATACTGGAGTTCCTGTACCTCCACTGGTTAAAACTTGTCCAGCAATACCCGTTGCGGTAAATGAAGTAATGCTTGGAGCAGATTGGTAAACAACTTGTCCATAAGATCCTCCAGCAATTGTAGTTGCAGTAGGAGCAAGTGGAACATCCCACTCTGGAAGACCAGAAACACCAACTTTTAATACTGTTCCTGTTGCGCCAATTGGCAACATGACTGTTGTGCTGGGCGCAATTTGATAAGGGATTGATCCTGCTTGTCCATCAAATACATTTTTTGCAATGTCTGCATATGCTGGACTATAATATGCAAGTTTCCCTGTATTATCTGCACCTACAAAATATGTTGCTCCATCTGGATTTGTCTGAAGATTGGGAAGGTAAATTGGAAGCTGGACAGAACCATCAGCAACTACAAATGTTTGTCCATTCCATGTCTGTAATGCTGGAGTTGACCCCGGAACAATAGGATATGGTGATCCACACCCACAAAAAGTGGTTTCTCCACAGCAAGATTGTCCATTTTGATAATTCATTAAGCAAAGGTTTGGATCATTTGTTGATCTCGATTAAGCCAACCTCGCAGATTATTACTCAAGTCGAGTCTTCTGTCAGCAATTTGTTTATAATGCTCGTCGTTATATAAACCAATCTTGATGCAAAGAGAATGAGCATCTTCTTGAAATGCTGCGCCTTCAGTTAAAGATCCAATTTTACCATCAATATTAATATGAACTCCTAATGAATTAATTGATTCTTGAAGTATTTTAAAAGCAGTTCCCAATCCTTCATTAACAGCAATGTTGGCAACCTCTTCTCCCACTCCTTTTGGCAATAAATCTGCACTAGATTCAGCCCAATAATTGTCGTGATATTTATCTGCAAACCATTGTGGTGTAGGATTATCTGGCAAATAATCATCTTTTTGATTTAATCCACACATGGTTATACCTGCGCCATCATGATCATCTTCTTTTACAATATTTCCTTGATGATCAACCGTTGCTTCTACGTTGCAAATAAAACGCAACCAAAAACAAAATCTGTCAGGAAATTTTGTATGTGCCGCTTCTATGATGTCATCAATTGTCATAAATCTTTAGCTTGAATTGGATGAGTCGGCTCTTGATTTTCCTCAAAATCACTGACCGAATCAGATTCAAATGGTTTCTGAATAAGCTTTGATCCACGATTAGCCGCAAATATGGAAGCAACCCAAGTCAAAGCAGAGGATGGATTAAATGGAGTTTCTGGATTGTGGTAATGAGAATATACGGTGTATCCAATAAGAACTCCGAATGCACAAACAAGAATAATCTCCCAGACTAAAAACGAAATACGAAGGCTTGATGGAGTGCCGTTTGTTTCGCTGACAATCCCCTGTAGGAAGTTCATGGAATGAAATGTGCCATCCATGCCAAAAAGTATCTTCCAGCAGCATAGGCGGCAGTAAAACCCATTACAAAGAATCCTAGCTCAATCACCCACTTCCAAGGAGGTAGAATAGGAAGTTGAAATCCTTGATACCCAGAAAGAAACCAAAATCCACAAATGATACTAAACAAATAAATCAAAACGTCTCTTTGTTTTGCGTTGTTGTGTGCCTCTAATTGCCATTTGTCAGCAAGAATAGTCTGTTCTTGGAGCTTTGTTAATTCTTCTTGATAGTCCGATTGTGCTTTTTGGAGTTGGATTTTCTCATCTTTTGCCAACAATTGCATATGTCGGACAGTCTCAATAATCTCTGATCGGCTTATTTCTGCTTTTGACGTATATAGAAATGTCGAAAACATCGACATGACGGAAATGATATGTACAAGTTTTTTCATTTTGTAGACATTAGATATTTTTCAACAACCACTGCCTTGCCATCTATGCGATCACTATCGGAGATAGCTGCATTAATATGTATATCTTGTGTGGGAATTACACGCACGGGGGCATGGGCGCATCCAAAAAACAATATAGCAACAAACGGAAAATATCTCATCGTCCAGAAGGTGATTCACCTTTAACGTGATTTTGGGTTGCGTCTACGCTTTCTGACATATCAGGATGACTTTTGTACCATAGCGATTGAACTCTAGGTTTCATCCAATCCGAATCTTCTTCTACTCGCACAAGGCTGAAGTGATCTACCAGAACAAACCAAACTCCAGCAAAGAAAATACACAATGTAGCTAATCCATACGCTTTAAGATAACCAAGGATTACATTAAGTATTGCGGCAACCTCATCTTTTGAGCGTTGATCTGAAGAGATATCGTTTGCCATAAATTAGGTTGTTGGCGAAACGGCTGGTTTAACTGGAACCACTGGAGGGGTTTTATAAAGAGCAAGCAGTGATGCGGAAATTTTTTCTGGAGTTGATCCAAGAAGTTCAATAAGCCTCGCATTTACATCCGCATCAGTAAATTCTCCAGCAGCAATATAAGAAGATTTAGACCAAAGTATTACTTTATGGTTTACTTGTTTAATAACTGCAAAAGCAATTTGTGCTATATTGTCATAAGTAACTTGATAATTCAATTCACCAGAAATTGTAATGGTAGGAAAGATTTTACCATTAAGAGGAGGAGGTGTTACAACTACTGGAGAAGTTAAAGCGATCCCTCCACTTGAAGTTGGTATTGAAGATATGAAACTCATAATTATTTGTTAATGAAAAATGGCAATTTAAGCAATGAAGAAGTTCCAAATGGTTTAACTTTTCCTAAAATATAATTCAAAGGAAATGGAAAATTCAACATCACATAAATGTTAATTGATGGAGTTGATGGAGCATGATAAGTAATTGTTCCAAGAACTGTTGCTTGAAGTGGCTTTTGTGCTGGAGAATAGACATCAGCATTTCCCGTAATCAAGCATACTGAAATTCCACTTGCTCCTGTACTTCCAACAAATATAGCATTTCCTGTAACAGTTGCACCAGACTGCATGAAATCAGTCCCTTGGAACTTCCAAGTCGTGATGACATTGTTTGCGGAGTCGTAGGTTATTCCATTGACCGGGCCGTTTGCGTATCCTGTAATGTCTACAGCAACGCCGCTAGTTGCGGTCACATAACGGAAACGAGCATTTCCAGTTATTAGTCCGATATTGATTGAGGTATCGTTAAAATCTCCATTGGAAATTGCTGATGGACTTGTTGATCCAATTACTCCTTGGTTTTGGGAAGCATCGTGGAAAGATGCCGTAGTGCCTCCAGCAGTTCCTACTTGTCCAGAGTTGTAGGAATTGCCATAGAAAGCACTTGTTCCTGTTACAACGCCAGCATTGTGGGAGTTGTCTTGGAAAGTAAGGGATAAGCCATAGCCAGTACCGGGATAACTGATTGTCCCATTATTGTAGCTGTTGTTAAAAAACTGAACAGTTCCATTGGTTAGCGTTCCAGCATTGTAACTGGAATTATAGAACCGTACATTTTCACTACTTCCAGTAGACCCTGTGCTGGCAAAAACCGATGTGTTGTAAAATTCTACATCACCTGCAATTGAAATAGGAATAGCAAATTGAGTAGGGCCATAAAGAGTTAGTCCTAAAAGAGATGCGCTTCCAGATGAGTCTTGTGTAGGCCAGCAGTCAAAAAAAGTTACTTGGTCATCATTTGATGCTGTTGGAATTGGTGCGCCATATGTTCCGTTAGTATCAAACCAATTATTTGTATCACCCCAATCTCCATTTTGATCTCCTCCCGGCCCAAGGTCGCTAAAATAAGTTCCATATCCTATATAAATTGCTCCTTTATTTCCTCCTCCAGCATATTCTCCACCCACAACAACATTAGGATTAGGATAAATTACAGTAGGATATGCATCTAAAAACCCAAAATTTTGGGAGTAGTCGTATAAAGAAATACTACCAAAAATATAAGCATAATTAGCTGTGGAATTGTAGAAATTAATAGCAACATCTCCAGAATCGCCATTTTCATTTTCCATGTAACCACCGCTTTCAAAATTAGTGGTTTCAAAATTAACAATTTGAATTAAATGATTAGCAGAATCATAGGCTCCATTAATCGACACTCCAACTCCATACCCAGTAACATCAGTTATTTGATATATACTACCATTTAATGTTGCTGTAAGGTAATTAAATGTTGATTTTCCAACAACTATTGAACGGTTAGTTGCTGTATTGTTAAAAACAGCATTTCCTGTTAATCCATTTAGGGAGTCAATACCAGAAGAATTGTCTAAATAAGAATTTCCATTAAATGTAGCTAAATTGCAAGATAGGTCATATCCATAATAAGTACTAGCTAAATATGTATTATCGTTAAAGATTGCAGTATTTACGCCAGTGTTATCAGCATTTGAATCTGATTGCATTGGAGTTTGGACAATAATATCGTCCGAAACGGTTGGGATTACTCCAGCGGGAACCGTAGCTCCTACATCTGTCCACCAATTTGCTACATTACTATAGGTTTCATCCCCACTTGAGGTAGCGTTAAAATAAAGAGTTGCCATAAGTTGCCCTAGCTACGGACAACCGAAGTCAGATTGCCGCTACCATCGTAAGTAAGGGTCAATGTCAAAACGACACTACCATTGGCATCAAAATACTGAACCGTGCCGGGATTGGTTCCCGAATAATTAGAAAGGGTAATGCTTGTCCAAGCTGGATTGGTTCCAGAGATAGCATTAAAAATCTGCCAATTTTGTTCACTACTTGTGGTATCAACAAATGGGGCGAATGCAAGAGGAGTATAAGACATGACAGATTATAGTTGGATGTAGCGGGGGCTTTTACACCCCCGCTATATCAATCAGAGTTTACTGAAGAAGACCAACAACATACACATCACCATAGATAGCACCAATGCGACCAGCAGTATCAGCCGTGGAAGCTTCGGTAACAACCGATGGATTGTAGTACGAAAAGGTCGTAGCGGTTACGGAAAGAACCGTAACAAGACCATTGTAGCCAGCATTTCCCATAGTGAGAACCTTGACCTTTGCTCCAGCAACCAACCAAGCGGGAACACTAGCAACCGTGATGGTGCTGATGTTATTTGCCGTGGCGCGGTTAGTGGAAGCAAGCGCAGGGATCGCAGCAGTGGTCACATTGACTCGCAGAGTTTGAGTCGCAGCAGCACCATTGCTAGGAACAGAAGTCGAGACTGGAATCTGACCAAACACATAACCATTCGTTGCAGGAGTGAAAACCGTCTGGGAAAGATTTCCAGAGACAGTTGTCTGAACAGGGGTCAGGGGCAAGGTTGCAGTGGAGATATTTTCTCCAGTTGTACCATCGTCAATCGTGACAACAGCAGCAGTTCCATTGGTTCCAAGGGCATTCTGATATACTACGAACGAAGCAGTCGGGATAAAGACATTTTCGTCGTATTCAAGCTGACCAAGGGTGTAAGTATTTGCCACCGTGAAATCAACGGGCAAAGGCCCGAAGCGCACAAGTGTCAAATTGTTAGGAGTAGGTTGAGGAACGGACATATAATTAGTTTTGGTTGATATTAATAGTAACTAGGAGTGTTGTACACAACATTATTGAGAGTATAGCTGACATAGACAGAATCCGATCCAACATCAGAAACCGTAATAGCAGTGAACAATGGCCCACTACCAGACAGCGAAATTGCGCCAGACATCGAAACTCCATTGACCGTGCAAGAACCGCTACCATTAGCAGTAATCGACCAAGTGATGGCACTCGTAGGAATGGTGAAAGATGTTCCAGTAGCAACTTGAACAAAGTACGGAGTCAACGGTTGACCCGACCCCGCATATAGCAGGGCCGGGGCATTGAGAACATCCGATGGAGCGTAATTAGATGGATTCATCGAATTGTTTTGTTATTCCGTTTAGATAGGTTGAGTAACCACGCTAGAGCAAGCATAGCAATCAGGAGTGTATTGCGGTGCATAGTTCGTTGCGAGATTGCAAGGAGCAGGAACGATCAAGTTCGACGTATTAAGCCTGTGAAGGATCGAATGCATCAGAGTTGGATCTTGGAACTGCATACCCATACGGAACTGGTTCCAGAAGAAACCTTGATCACGCTTGATGTTGCACTCCCAATCTGGATTTTTCCACTCCCAATCGCCAGCGTAGTTCTGGGTCATGCCTTGTGCTTCGCCGATTCCACTCTGGGAAGGACTGATCCACTTGATCATTGCCTTGTTAACCCAAGGATTCGTGATTCCGTAATCTGCTTGATTGTAAGCAGGGTTCTGGATGTATTTGCAACCAAGTTCCGTAGTAACGGGGATATATGGAAGCACACGAACCAGACGGGGCCAAGTCGTAGGATCATTCGCATTGAACGTAGGAAGAGAAGCATTGTATGCCCAATCCGTAGTCAGACGAACACCGTTGATGTCGTTGCAGAAAGCGTAGTTACCAATGACGCGATCAATACCGAGAGAGTACTGAAGCTGCTTGTCATCAAAGTCACTAACACTCTCCCACCATCCACCACTCTGCTTGGCATACTGCCAAAGCTGACGGAGAACGCGAGAATCTGGGACGATAACCTCAAGAAGAGGGCGACCAGCGGCTTCGGAAACGTCGAGACGATAAGCGTCATCTTCACGCTGAAGGTTGATGAGAATGTCATCAAGCGTATCCAGAGAGAGGAGACCGATATTGTTGAGTTGAGTCGCAGGAAGTTTCACATAGACATAGCCCATGTTGAAGCTACCTTCGTTCGTGCCTTCAAACGGCTGAACGATGAACATCTGATCATCCTGTGCAACACAAGAGACAAGGCTCTGACCGTTGGAGATAGGACACCACTTGTGACCAGCACCCCCGATCCAGTTGGAACGAGAGAACTCCTCATGGACGTTCTTGGTGATGTTAACATTGGTAGCCATGATGTGATCCATCTCCTCTTGAGGAAACAGACGATACATGAAATCCGTAAGCTGATACCAATCCGTACGCATCGCCTTGGTGAAAAGGCTGAAGCTATACGATTCAGTTCCGGGGTGAGCAATGGTCTCAAACTGAACGTCATCAGCATTCTGGATGCAACGTCCACTTTGAACTTCCTGCCAAGGCTGATCAGGGTTATACCATCCACGCCCGAAGCGGAAAGCTTTCTGCGTAGGAAGGGTATTAAGGGGCCAAGTTTCAGTCTCAAGACGACCATAATAGATCGAATTGATTGCCATTTTCTTAATGAAGAAAGGATTGTAGTACGTCCTCGCCTCGCGGAACAAAGTGTCCACGTCTTGGCAAGAACTAAAGGTAACGCCATTCTGGGCCATAATTTTAAGTTGTTTTGGTTAGTGTTTGTCCCAAAAGGAATCGCTCCCCTTTAGAACATGGTTAGTGTTTTTAGGTTTGCGATCTGGCAACCATCGCGGGTCTTATTTAAAGACCCCACTATTCTTTAGTTTGGCGATCTGCTTGTTATTTTATGTCGGTCGCTATCCGACTCATCGCTTCCACCAAGAACAGTTGGGTATTCAAAACCGACCATTCCAGTTAAAATGTCATTTGAACTACTAGGAGTTTATTATAAGTTTGTCAACTACTTATTTATCTATTTCTAAATTTAGCAAACAAACCAGCAGGGGTGTAGTCATCAGACTGACTTGTTTTGCCAGAAGCAGATGACCCAACGCTTCCCTCCGAAGTAGATGAGCCGCGCATTTTCTTAATGGTTTCTTTAAGTTCAGCATTCTCTTTTTTAAGAGCAAAACTAAATGCCCGTGCCTTTTTAAATTTAGCTCCCTGCTGAAGAATGCGGGTGATTTGCTCTGGAGTATAGTTGGAATTTTCACGCAATGCGGCTTCAGCAATCATCTCATCTTCTGATGTGTCATCATCAATGTTTTGGGAAGAAATGATTTTGGCAATATCTTCTGGATACTTAATGGCATCATCAAGTTGCTGCTTGGCATGAGAGAAAGCATCGCTCCACCGTTTGGTAAGCTGACTTTTATTGTTGTTTTGGCGACGAGAGTTTTCTTCGTCTGTTCTTGCCTTGGTTGTCTCCCAATCTTGCAATGCCAAGTTCCTTAATTCTACTTTACCAAGAATATCATATGCGGTAGTATTAAATTTGGCTTGCTCCATTGGAGACAAAATTTCGTAAATAGAATCAAATGTCTGCTTGGAAATCTCACGCTGTCTGATCTTTTCATTCTGATCATTTGTGCGAAGAGACGCTTCATATGCAGCAACTCCTTTTTGAAATTCAGTAAGAGTAGTTTGATCATCATTTAAGATCATCCTTACTTGGTTGTATCCTTGAAGGATTGGAGTATCAAAGGTCTCTTTAAATACTGGAGCAGCAGGAAGATTCAAATAAGCATTTGCCTTGCGAAGTTGCTCAAGATCATTTGACAAAGCTTCTTCCCTTTCTTGACCTTCTTTAATTGTTTCATCAAGTTGCTTTTGAAGAGCCTCCATTTGTTTGCGAGTTCCCCCGTCATCCATTTTGGAACGCAGCTCCTGTAGTTCCTTTTCGTATTCTGGAAGTTTTTTGCTTTTGTATTCCTCAACTTCAGCCTTTAGTTCCGCTGCCTCTTTGGCAAGCTGATCATTTGTTTGCTTTAGCGACTTGATGTATCCGGGCTTTTTGTCATCTTCAACCAAAGATGCTTTTGATTTTGGCTCATCATTATCTTTAAGATTTGCGGAACGAATTTCTTCTTTTTCCAAATCAATCCTATCTTGATGTTGTGCCGTATCTTGATTGAGCTTTTCTGCCATCTTTTTAAACAAATCAGATGGGTTGCCTTTTGGAGCTTCTTTAATGTCTCCCTTGAAAAAGTTATCTGCTTGCTTCAATGCGGCATCTCTTGCGGCTTTATCTGCTGCTGCTTCGGTCATTACTGGTGCTGCTGTTTGTGTGTCGGACATATTATTGTGTGGTTGTTTTATTAGATGCGTTGAGAAAGTTCTTCTTGAGTTAAACTATCATCCAAATCTGGATCAAGATCCAAATCATGTGTGCCAATTTTGGCAGTCATCATTTTTGGCTTATCTGATAAATTAAACTTATTGTCATTTGCCTCTGTTGCATATTCTTGTAGTGCCTTAAATACAGCAACAACAGTAGCATGATCGTTTTTTACCAACTCTTCATAAATAGCGGTTTTTAATTCGCTATATCTTTTGTCATTAATAATTGATGCTGCCAAATTGGTTACATTTTGGTTTTCCATGATATTTAATTCCAATCACCTTGCTTTAAATCACCCATTTTCTTGTCCAAGTTGCGGGTTGCTTTGTGCTAGTTGTTCCTGTTGTGCGACTGCTGCTTGTTGAGCTTGTTGCTCTTGGGCATTAGCCTGTTCATTCTGATTCATTTCCTGATTATGCTGATCCTGCATCGCTTGCATATTGTGAGAAGCTTCTGCCCGATGAATTTGGATGTCATTTACTGCTTTTGCTCGTTTAGTAGCAAGGTCAGTTGATGCTTTCTCCATTGCATTTGCGTTATGGAGATGTGCTTTTTGAGCCATAGCTGCAAGTTTTATGTCTTCTTTCTTTTTAAGTGAATCTGTTTGGATAGCTTCCTTGGCAACCAATGCATGAAGTTTAATATCTTCTGGAGACATATTTCCTTGTCCACCATCTTGCTGCTGTTGCTGCTGTTTAGCTTGTTCCATTTGGGCAAGTTGGCTTCCAAGCTCATCAACACCACGTTGGAGTTGTTGCATCTGTTGACCAAATTGTTTTGCCATTTCCTTCTTGGAAGGATCTTTCTGGATGAACCCAAGATGCGCCACAAGATGTGGGCCTTTGAATCGCATAAGACACGCATAGATGTCTTTGATAAGGTCAACGGCTTCCTCTGACACGTTGTTTGTTGCCTGTTGTCTTGTAGGGGCATTCTGGTTAACTCCAGCACTTTGAAGTGCCTGTTGAGCTTCTTGCATAGATGCTCCTGCATCTTGGAAATGACCCTTAAAGTGTTCAACATGGTTTTGATCAGGATACACCCTAAAGTTTGCAGCATTTCCTTTAGGATCAGTCATACCAATGTTCTCCATTGAGATGATTCCTTGTTCATCAGGGATGTCTACCTTTGTATGTTGGAAATAACGGTTAACATTTTGGCGACCGTTGAGTGCTGCAATGGCATCTTCAATCGCATTAGCTTGTCCATCATTCATAGGAGTCATTCCCGTAAGTGAAACAGTCTGCTGTGCTGCCATCAGCTTGTATGATGGGCTTCCAGAACCAGAAAGCATATTACTTTCAAGACTTTCAATGTTTTCCCATTTCCATGCTTCTTCTGGAACTTCATTCTCTTCCATGAAATCAACAAACCTTTGTTTCAGCTTGTAGCCATAACCACCTTTTGTGGTTCGGCTCATGCGCTTATAAAGAAGTTTTAGCCAGCGGGTCTGGTTGTCATTGAATCGACGAATTTGTGTGCCTTGAAGTTTTGCAGATTCAGCCGCATCCATTTGAGCTTCACTTTTTGTGCGAGACTTTCCAGTTTTGGAATAACTTCCAATATTGTAAGCACCAATGCCTTTATAAAGATCAGCTTGATAAAATTGAATACCAGAAAGAATCTCATTAAATGGAATATTAATTGATACCTGTTGCGGTTCAACGTCTTGTGGCAAAACCATAAATGGCATCCATTCCATTTGTTTAAGTTTTTTGGTAGATTCAGCAGAACCACCCTTGAACATCAGACGAGTATTCCAATCCACTGCATCCATGAAGCGATTCATGTGAATGTCATATGCACGACACTGAATGAAAATAGCTTCAGCAAGTCCTTGAATTTCATGCCAGATTCCACTTCCCGTAGAGTCTGTCATTGGGGCAATAATGTCTTCCCAACCATCTTCGTCTTTTTCTACCCAATCCTTTTTATAATAAAGGAAACCAGTTTGATCACGATACTCTTCTTCTGTGAGATCCTTGCGTCCGTTTTCTTTGTATCCCAAAACAAGTCCCCCGTAATTCTGGAGAAGAAGCATTTTTGAAATAGAACCATTGAACTCCATAATGTAGAGTTCATACAATTCAATGCGAAGCGTATAAAGGCGGGAAAGATTTAGGTTTCCACTGGCGACATCACGCAACCATTCCGTATTTGTATAAGTGTTACGGTAGTTGGTTGTGAACATACGAAGAGCATCGACACAAGCCCAAAAATTCCAACCCATATCGGTTGCGTGTTGTTGTGCTTTTTCTGGATCTTCTTCGCCGCCTGTAATTTTTAGCCAAAACTCTAGTGGAGTATAAGAACGCTTAATGCAAAGTTCACCAAGGTTAGTTAGATCAGCATATGTTTTATCAGGTATAAGAACATTGGAATTGTGGAAGCTTTTTGTAGGCCATCCATCCCGATCTTCAGCGATCTCAAAACCTTTTCCATAAAGACTCATTTCCTCAACATCCAATTCAACATTGTAGTTATAGGAAGTCCAAGAACGAAGCATCCGATCAAATCCAACAGCAATAAGATCACCCCAAATTTTCTTTTCAGTTGGATTGCCAATCTTTGTAGTAATCGTTGCGGCACTATTGCGCTCCATAACCATATCAACAAACGAAGATTTTTGGTTATCAATAATGAATTTCATTTGTCGGAACGGAACATTGCTTTGTCCTGACAATTGCTTTGATGCTACTTGAGAATAATCTGTAGGAGGAAATCCCTTGTAGCATTTATATATACGACCCCACTTGCGTTCACGTCCTGCATTATCAAGACGAAGATTCCAACAAATAGTAAAGGCATCGTTTGCCGTTTGAACACGACTTGTGGGAGCAACACCATTTGAGTTGATGGTATTAAAACCCCAACTTGATACTCCCTCACGATTTACGATCTTTTTTGTTTTAGCCATTATCCGATTGTTTGATTCATTGCTTGTCTACGTTTTTGACAAGCAGTACAACCTTTTGCTGCTTTCTCAAGGTTAGTATTAACCCCAAGACTAGCAGCAACACGATCACCAAGGCTTGCAAACGTATGAATTACATTTGCTACCTTGTCTCCTGCTTCTTGCCAACAATATTGATTGGAGATCCTGCCACAAATTTGTTGTTCTATCAAGTAATCTAAATTTTCTGGCACAGAAACATTATTAACTTTCATGTCACTTGCCACTTTATTTGCAAATGTTTTGCCATAAACGGACTCCATTCCATTTACGCGATACTTAATTCCTTTGTCATCACTATATTCATACCACAACCCATTAGGGATTGGGCCGTTTTTATCTTTTAGTCGCATAGTTGACCCAATGACTTGCCTTTATTTATAAAAGTTGTCAATAGTTAATCCACATGAATTACAAAGGATTTTCTTTAGACGAACCACAAGATACAGATTACGGCATTCCGTTTTTTAATACTCTACCACAATTTGTAAGAGAGTTAACTGCTTATAGATTGACCCGTGGAGAGTTTGGAAGACGCGAAAGGATTAAGTTTAAAATAAAACTTGAGGAAACTACGCTTAAAAATCCTGCACAACACATGATTAATTGTTTCCAATTAATTTATGGGGATGATGTGTTGTTAAAATCTCAAGGAATACCAAACAATTATGCTTTAGACATCATTGATTTGTTCTGTAATGAGAACGATTGGGGCATTGCGGGGTGCGCAAGTAGTGGAAAAACCTTTTCAGTTGCTGCGTGTATCGTAATTGATTGGCTATGTGCTCCAGATTGCACCTCAACGTATGTTGCATCAACGTCTTTGGATGCCTCTGAAGACCGTTTGTGGGGCAAAGTTTGTACCCTTTATCGGATTGCAATGAAGAATTTAGCGTCTAAATATGGCAAAGATTCAGCCATTGGAAACCTTGTTGAGTACCGTAGGATGATTGTTTTTGAAACAATTGATACCAAAGATACGGAAAGAGACTATACAAATGCAATTAAAGCATTGGCATTTCCCCGTGGAGGTGAAGGAAAGCGTTCTGTTGAGAACACAAGAGGAAGAAAGAATGCAAGAATGCGATTATTTTTGGATGAGTTGGCTGAAATGGATCTTTATGCCCTTGATACCCGTGTAAACTTAGGAGCAAATCCAGATTTTATCTTTGGAGGCATGGCAAATCCTTCATCAACAACAAATAATCCCCATACTGAACTATGCCAACCATCAGATCCTTTAGAATGGGATGCTGTTACCCGTTATACAAAGAAATGGGAAACAAGAACTGGCGTTGCTTTGCACTTATCGGGAGAAGATAGTCCAAATTTTCAGTTACCTGACGCAGAGGTTCCTCCATTTGATAGGTTTTTAACAATTGCAGGTGAAGCAGCAACACTAAAACGATGCTATGGCAATAAAAATGCCCTTGAATATTGGAGAAACGTATATGGATGGTGGCCTGATAGTTCTGTTGAGCTTACTATTTTCTCAAAACAGTTCATTCAAGCCTGTGAATTGAACTTTGAACCAGTTTGGAGTAGCAGAACACGGGTAGTTTGCGGATTTGACCCTGCATTTACTGCTGGAGGAGATAGATGTGCTGCTACATTTTGCCGATTTGGGCCAAATGATAGCGGTAGAAACCTTGGATTCTATTTAGGAACCCGTGAATATACCTCTTCTGTTGGAGAAGTGTTTGAAGAGTCGATTGCCATTCAATTAATTAAAGATTGTATTGAATTTGGCGTTCACCCAAGGGATTTCGGGTTGGATATTTCGGGTGATGGTGGAAAAATGATGAGAGCAATCATCATTGAATGGAGTAAATTCCATCCAGAAGCCATGTTTGTGTTCCCAATTTCTTCAATGGGAATGCCTACAGAGAGAAAAATCTCCAATTTGGATAAAAGAACGTGCAAAGAAGCTTATGATCGGTTGGTTACGGAATACTGGTTTGCCGTTCATACAGCATTTTCTACCCGTTCATTGGTTGGAATCAACGTAGATGACCATTCGCAGGTCATAAATGAGCTTTGCAGTCGCCTTTATTACCACAAGGGGAGAAAGGTCGCAGTTGAGAAAAAACTTGATATGAAGCATCGTCTGAAGAAATCTCCCGATTTGGCAGATTCTTTAGTTTATGCCGTTCAAATGCTTCGTCGTGCTGGACTAGAGTTCAATTTTGAAGAAGAGACTGAATCTCTGGATATCCAAGAAATTAAAGATTGGGAGCACCGATTGATCCACAGCAAGCACAATGCTGAAGAACAAGCGGCTGAAGATGATTGGGGATACGGTGGACACGGAACAGACGAAGATGGATTTTGACGCTTGACACATTGATTCATCAATGGAAGATTTTAAAAATCAATCAAGATTGAGGCCAAGCATGAATGCGTCCCATGTAGGCCAAGAAAACGGCAATAACGAACCAAAACGCTATTCCCGTCTGCTAGGAGAAAAATGTTCTGCCTTCAGCTATTGTTGAGGGTAGCGATTTTTCACCAGCAAATCTTTTCTGGGGGGTAGGGGGGTTTGTTGGACTTTTTAGCCACGGGTGTATTTCTTTTTTTTAACAGTAAGTTAGAATTGACGCAAAATTTAAACATAGGCATACTTTTGTTCACTTATGGCAAAGTTTTCACCACAGGATTATAAAAATAGTTCATCTATCCCATCTGTTCTTGTGGGGTCTCCTAAAATGGATACTTCCATATCATCTATACTCAAAGGTTCTTCTAACGGTATTGCACCTAACCATACCACAGGGGAACTCTACAAAAGGAAACCACAATTCGTAATGTGTCCACCCAAGTTTCTGTCTACTCGCATTGCAAACAATGTGTTTATGAAACAGGAGAAGGTGGATACGGAAAGAGCCATGCGTCAGTATGCCAGAATCAAAAGAATGATGACGGCACTTGATGTTCAAGTTCTTGAAGTTCCTCCCCAAAAAGATTGCCAAGATCAACACTACACCGCAAACCTTGCGATAGCTTTAAACCCATTCATTGTGCTTGCAAAAATGAGTGCTGAAGGAAGGACTGAAGAAGAAGCTCCGGGTCGTAGGTTTTTTGAGGGTCGCGGCTATACTGTGATTCAGCCCCCACACGCATTTGAGGGAGAAGCCGACCTCAAGAAATGGAAAGATGGGGTGTACTTTGGTGGACATGGTAAATTTTCGGATTGGAAAGCTCACGAATGGATTTCCAAAAAAACTGGCATTGAGATCATTCCTATTCGGGAAACCAGTGATTCTCTTTACCATCTTGATTGTTCTTTGTTTGTTCTGGATAAAGAAAACTTTATGGTATGCCGTGGAGGAATGGATAAAGAATCTTTCCGAAGGCTTGAGAAGGTTGCCAACATTATTGACGTGCCACAGGATGTCATGTCTACGGGAGCAACCAACATGGTCAAAATCCCCGGCAATAAAAAAATTGTTCTCTCTGGAATGTTTTTCCCCGAAGAAAAGAAATACCAAAAGAGCATGGAATGGATGCTCACTACAATGGACAAGTTCAATTACTCCGTTATTTTCTGTGACATTGACGAAGCTGATAAATCTGGTGCAGACATCAGTTGTACAGTGATGCATCTGGACTTTTAAAATGATGCGTCTCTTCAAATGGTTTATTGGAGGGATTGCTTATTGGAATGGTTATTGTCCTGAATGCCAAAAAGAATTGAATGCTTGCCATGAATATCCGTGCCATGTATGCAATGTCGCAGGAACGATTCGACCAACAAAAGTTTGGCATAGATTTGTTTCTTCAAAATGAACAAGACAACCACAACCACGAATGCAAAACCAAGTGCTTCGCTTCGTCCTGCTAGAATCGGATATGGAGTTCAAAAAAAGACCAAACGAAAGTCTAAAAAAAAGTAACATGAATCCCCAAGAAGATGCTTTTGAAATTTGGCAGGATGCATCAACTTCTGGAATTGCAAAATATCACAAGGGAAGCAAAGAGCATAAAACTCAATTTTGGACTGCTGGTGCTGGATGGTATGCTCAAAACCTTAAAGACGAGCAATTGGATTTGATCAGTTATCTTTATCACCTTTCCGAAAGGATCAACTCCATTCAACTTCTTGCTCAAATGATGGAAGAAGATAATGTTTCTTTGCGTGATGCGGCAACGATACTTAAAGAGTTATGTTCCAACAACGCACCAAAGAAAATCTCCTATCAATCAAATGACTAAAAGAAAAATTGTCGGTGCTGTAGTTGTAAGTGATCTTCACTGTGGTTCCGAAGTTGGGTTGTGGCCTGATGGATTTGAAACCAAAAGCGGAAACAAAATCGGATTGGGAAACAATCTCCATCAGCAATGGTTGTGGCAATGCTGGCAGGATGGTGTATTAAAAGGCATCAAGCATTTTGGTAAAGATGGATTTGCCTTGCTGCTTAATGGTGATCTTCTTGAGGGAAGGCATCATGGAACAGATCAGATTGTTGCTGCTGATTGTCTTGATCATTCAAATGCTGCCATTAAATGCCTTGAGCCTTTGGTTAATGCAGCTTCAGTTATTTATTTGACTGCTGGAACGGAATGCCATGTAAAAAATTGGGAAGAATATATCTGCAAAAAAATTGGTGGCAAATGGTGTGGCGACAAAGGATTGATTGAAATCAATGGATGCCTGATTGATATGGCTCATCATATGCCAACGAGTTCTAGGGCATACCTTGAGGCAGGAGCAATGTCTATTACGATGGGCAATGCTCGCCAGAATTACTCCCGTGTTGGTCATAGGGTTCCCAAAATATATTTACGAGGACACAGACACACGGGAGGAATCTTTAACGATGGATCAGGAATCTTTATGGTTACTCCCGCTTGGCAATTGTTGACGCGATATGCCCATAAAGTAGTTGGAGATTCTATTTGCCGTCCCAGTATTGGCATCCTAGATTGGCGCGGATGTGATGAAGGAGAATTACCAGCAACCAAAATTATTCAGTATGAACCAAAAGAAACTCGACCCATCAGAAGCTGATTTAAGAACAAGTATTCTTGATTCAATAGCAAAGATTATAAATAGACCGACTGAAGAAGAACTTTCAGTTGATGGGTGGATAACAGCAAAACAATTGGCTTCTCATTTGAGTGTTACTTACGATTCCGTTTCAAAGAAATTACAAAAACAAGTTGAGAAAGGAGAGATGGAGTCAAAACAAGAAATATGTAAATGTGGTAATTCTGTTGTTTCAGTAAACTTCTATAGAATAGCAAATGAAATTACCCGTGCGTATTAAGCTTGAAGATAAAAAGCTCGGCAGGGAAAGCAATTGGGGCCAAGCTATCTTTGCTGATGGGAAGATAGAAGTAGATCCACGCCAGTCACCCAAAAGAAGACTCAATGTTGTTCTCCATGAGGGAATACACATTCTTGACCCTAACCTTTCAGAATTAAAAGTAAGAGCCTATGCCAATCGCTTATGCGATCTTCTTTGGAAAGACCGTTGGCGAAGGCTTGATAAATAATTAAGAGAACTGGAGAAGATTACCTTGTTGATGAGCAATCAATTGGAGTATAGCTTTACCCTCGTCAGTTGCAATGTGACCCGTGCCATTGCATTTCCAACATGGTACTCCCTGACCCTCATCGTAGTAATCACGACCAGTGCCTCCGCATTCATCACAAGATTTTTCTAGTGTTGTCATACGTAAATATCATCTAATGGATTTTTTTATTTGAGTCAATACTTTTTTATTTTGTAAATGAAAACACAAGAGGAAGTTTATCAAGAGGCTAGAACACTAGCGGCACAGGGTGAGGAATATGCTCATTTGATTCGCGGGATGGGAATGCATCATGTGGATATGCTCAAACATTTTGTCTGTTGCTTGCCAGAAGATATTGCCAACAAGACAATTTACGGTATGTTGGCAGTCAGAAGCCGCGCCATTATACCCAAAGGGCGAGGAAGACCACGCAAATGAAAGAGCCAAATTTCAAACAAAGACGCACCCACATATGCCCATCATGCGGCAACTTGTGCCAACCTCATTCTTGTAAGCATTGTTATGAGAGAACAGCAGAAGCAGGGAATAGGATGGATACTAAAAAGAAACAATGACAACTAAAACAATGTGCGCCCGACTCGCCTCCGCGCTAGAGGAACCAACTACCGTGGAATCCTCATTAGTTGAATCCGACACGCCCCGCACGGATGAACAAATCTGGACGACTCAAGATCACCATAAGTTTTGTGATGTTGTGGACAAGGAATTTGCCCAGCAGCTTGAACGTGAACTTGCGGTCTCTTTAGAAAACCAACTTATTGCAGCAGAGGAAAACAAGAAACTTCGTAATCTGTTGCAGGAACTCATCCACGGAAACAGTCGAATGACGAAAGAGAACATCGACAAATACAGCCGACTAACAAAATGAACCCCGACACCAACAAATGCCCACATTGCGGTGCTAAACCTTGGAAGGAAGATACTGGTTTCCAATGCGGCTCTGACTTTTTAAGCGATGAAGACAAGACCATTTACCGAAGCTCAATTTGCTTCGCTAATGAAAATTTCAAACTCAAAAGCGAGGTCGCAAGTCTTTGTGATGATTATTACCCCGGAAAAGGGTGTGAATGTTCTGTTCATAATAGAAGTGAATGCGGTTGTGATGTAGATTGGACTGACCCGCGCATTTATAAGCTTGAGCGGGAACTCACCGAGAAAACTAACGAGGTCGCAAGGCTCCGTGAGCAGTTAGCAAAAGCGCGCGAAGAACTTTTTCACGCTGTACTAAAGGAATATGGAAATTGAAATAAAATGTGGCAATACATTTTGATTCACTTTCACCCATTCTTTGATCTTGTCCATCATGGATACGGATTGATTTTATCTTATAAATTTTAATACCCTTTGGTGTAACGGTAGCACAGGGGACTTTGACTCCCCTAGTCATGGTTCAAATCCATGAGGGGTAGCCATTCCAACATAGCTCAACGGTAGAGCAGCGCACTGTTAATGCGCGGGTTGTAGGTTCAAATCCTACTGTTGGAGCCAATAGTTCCATATATTAATTCGTCAATAAAAACGAGTTAAAGCAACTTGAATGGGGAGTTGTCGCCATTGAAGACGATTAAAGCACCAAAGAAGGTGCTTTGTTTTTGGGGCATTTCATTCACATATTTTCTCTATCGGTAGCATTAACACTACAATTCCCATGCACTCCACAGCTGCTCAATGTAGTGAGCAAAATTGCTTTGTTTATTGAAAAGTGGGGAAATGAAACATGAGTTGATTAGCAGACGCTGGGATAATCCCCGATGAGGGAAATTTTATTTTTAATTCCAAACGGATAAGTATAGTTATGAAATTGGCACGGCCCCTAGGAATCGAACCTAGCCAGTCGGCCTTGGAGACCAACTCGCCTACCCTGGAACATTGGGCCGTGATGAAATTGGGCTGATCAGAACAGGTCGCTAGGATTGCAGAACGCGGCATGAAGCCGTCTTTGTCTGTGTTCCCCCCTCTTTGCTGTCAGCACACAAACTCTATTTAAGAAACTTCAGCTTGTAAATATAAAAATAAACTCATTCCAAGTGGCTGATCATATCACGATCCCAATCACTCAACCTAGCATCCTCTAAATTCGCCTTCAGTGCCTCTGTGAGTCGCTTTCTTTCCATCTTAAGCCCACCATACCCCCCCGGCTCTTTCCCCACACTCAAGCCCAACTCATGCGCCAAACTCCGCAACAACATAATGCTCGGTCTTGTAAAGTCACTTTCTGGATATCTCAATGTCATGTAAACAAAAGATTGCATAAACAGCAAACTGTTGTCAACTGATTGGTTGATTGAAAGAAACTAAAATGAGAAGAACTTTTCAAATATGGATATTTTTTCAGTGGGGTCTATCGTTCATCACCGCCCCATATATAAGTGACGTTATACCCCCCCACCACCCGTAGTCATTCTTATAGGATTCCCCACCATGTTACTTGCCTTGGATTTGTCGCGCCTACTCGCCAGACTCGACCGCATCACCCGCGTCATGGAGCGCGACCGTCTCAACGTCTACCGTGCTGGCATGGTGACGCTCGCCTAGTTGCGCTAGGCTATCGGCAGTCTGACGTGACAGGCTAACGAGAAATAAAAACGGGTTAGTTTGTTGCGTAGTCTGGGAGTCTCTCCATTCATGACCCGCCATCTTATTATCAATATTAATTGCTTCTAGTTTGCTCACTAATTTAATCCTCTTACTTGACCCGCTTTCCCCGTGCGTCTCTACCATCTCTTGTATCAAATCGGCATCGGGTGAGGAGACATCGGCACGGACTGCGCGAGCTAGGAAAGCGCGCTTTTCCTGAAGTGAGAGTAACTGTTTAGCAAATCCTGCATCTCTCAAGGTTGAGATATAGTTACTCACTCTGTGATCATCTTCCAATTTGCAAGCTGCACTTCCCGCCTGTGTTGAATTGCTGGCCTTGTATCCCGCTTTAAGGTATGATTGCGCTTTGTTCTCTCCTTGGGCACGAAGGCTACAATAGGCAAGTTGCTTGGTTGTCAAGCTAGGTATAGAAGTGGTTTTTTTCTTGTTCATTTTCTTATCTTTTACCTACTCACTTCGATTGTGTCAAATCTTCGCTTTTATCCCCTTCCATTCGCTTCGCTCACTGCGCGGCCTTCGGCCTTTCAGGATATATTAAAACATTGGCACGGTATTTGATTTTGATCTCATTCTCATCATCTAATACTGAAAAGCGAAAACCCCCTTTGTTCCTCGCTGAGGCTCGGAGTGTAATCAATCAGTGATTTTGTGTCAAGCCTTTCGCTCGCTTTGTATTGCATGTGACCTTTTGCGCTAGTGTTTATGCAGCATAAAAATAGTTTGCAGGATTTTAAAAAGTGGACTAGGGTTGATCCATGACAAACACCACCACCACAAACACAATGAACACAATGAACACAGAAGAAAAGAATGCGGTATTGAAGCGGAAACTGGCGAATGCAATGAAGACACAGTATGGAAGCTTAGGACGCGGCAAATCATTTAGGAATCAGTGCCTGGCAGAAGAATATCGCGCCACGTTGGAGGCTCTGGGGGTCACAATCCCGAATCAGTGGGAATTGCTCGAACTTGGAACCTTCAACGGGAGGGGGTCTTGCTAATGACCGCCGGGCAGTTTGCATAATTATCACCAAACAACCAACAACAACGAAAACACAATGAACACGAAAACAGAAAAAGCCTTGATCCTTTCAACCCTGATGAAGTTTGCTTCTCAGCCTCCACGGCTGGAGGTGGGAAACTATGTCTCTTACAATGATAACGGAAGAGGATGGCGAGCCTATAAAGATGAGAGGCGAGACATCATGCGCGATCTAAAGACGGTAAAGATGCTTTTCCCGCTTGTCGCTGAAATTGTCACCCTTGAAACACTAAAAGAATCATTTAGGGCGTACTCTGGCCGCTTAGAGTGGGACGGGAAAAGGCTTAAATACACAGCCGGACAATATTTCCCTACCGAATACCGAAAAGCGGTTTGTGCCGTTTTTTCGATGGCTATCTGGTATACTTGGAGAGATTCGGGATTGTCACCCATTGAAACTGCAAAGGAAACCTTTCCCCATTCTATCTCGTCAACTTGGTTCAACTAAAACAAAAAAGAAACATAATGAATGCACAAATACACCGAAAAAACGACAAGGTGGCAATATATTTAGATGGAGGCGAAACGGTTTACCTATCTGCCGAAAATGCCTACATGATTGCAAGAGCAATCAAGGATTGCGCCCATAACATAAACACACAACCAGACTTCTCTAGTTCCATTTTCTCCACTCGTGACTTCATAGGATTAGAATAAAATGCACCCAGACGAAATCAACCCGTATTTCTTGCTTTTTATTATAGCAATTACAGCGTCATTCTTAATATATAAACACATTAAATAACATGGAAAATATAATCTTTTATTATGCTAAAAAATTCCCACTGGATTGTTTTACAATGGCAATGCCTACGGAAACGAAAGTGATTGGACAAATCACTTGCAAAGAATCTGGAGATACACCGAGAAGGGAGCCTACAGGAAAAAGGAACTTTTCCCCGTCATGTTTTCAGATTGCACGGTGGAAAGGCTAACAAATTAAAATAATATGATAACGCATGAAAATCTACTTGCAGAGTATCTGGATTATATCAATAACTATTTGACTATTGATCTCTTTGCAGAGCATCGGGGACTATATATTTCACAAGCAAAAGTTTTGCTTGAATTAGCCGAGCAAGTTTACAACACGCCACACCCCGAAGCATGAACGCATTAAAAACACTCCAAAAGATAGAACATCCCCACCCGCTAGGCTGGCAAGTAATTCCACCCCCCGACCTGTGGACGATAGAAAAGAGCCTTGCAAGGTTAACCTTGGCAAGTGACAAGATGGCGCAATTGCTGGAGCAAATGCGAGAAACAATTGACCGAATGGAAAAACGTAGGTAAAGCCTGTGAAAGAAATCCACCCACCTTGTGATTGTGGAAATCCTTACGCTTACTGGCAAACATTCAACGTCACCCGGCGAGAGTTCGCCTGTGAAAAGTGCCACCATGCAACCGCAAAAAAATTGATAACCAAAAAAAGCCAATAATAAAACCGCCGCAATATGAAAACGCAATACGAATGCAAAAATGATGAATGTCAAAAAACTTTTGACGTAGAATACCATGAAGGAACTCCAGACTCTGGAATGTCCGGGCCTTGGTGTGAAGCTGAACAAGGAACCGCCGCAGAGTGCGAGCCTTCCCATTGTCCACACTGTCAAGATGAGGTTGACATGGAAACCGTAGAAAAAGACTTTGAGCAAGACCCCGACTATTATCAACAATGAAATTCCAATCCTTGAAGCAGTATACTCTGCCACAATCATCAGGCCACAAGCAGTGCATTAACTGGTACTCTTTTTTGATTCACCTTGGACAAAACCGCCATCTGTCAGATGTTCCCCAATTCAAAAAAACAACATACCCTTCAAAAAATAACTTGCAACCGCTTGCAGTTTCAACAACACTCTAAACCCCATGACAACTGAAATTCACTCCACTACTGAAACCGCCACCAGCACCGCCGCACCAGAGCCAATCATTTCCGGGAAAAACAATGTCTTCCTAGGTCTTTATTTTCCTCGAGAACTCAAAGAAAAGCTTGCTACCGCCGCAAAAAACGCCGACTGTTCAATGAGTAAGTACGCTGTGCGTCTTTTCAAGCAGCATCTTGAATCTCTTTCTTAATGAGTTCCCGATTCGTTGCTGCTATTATTTTAATTATCGCTCTGATAACTTTAGCACTTTGTACCCTATGACTGAAGCATGGACAAAGAAGGAAGGCAAGAATCCCAAGGGAGGACTTAATGCCAAGGGACGAGCAAGCTACAATAAGGCTCATGGAGCTAATCTAAAGCCTCCCGCCCCTAATCCTAAAACCAAAGCAGACGCAGGACGCAAGGCATCATTCTGTGCCCGAATGAAGGGTATGAAGGCAAAGCTTACTAGCGCAAAGACAGCAAAAGACCCAGACTCTCGCATTAATAAGTCCCTTCGGACTTGGAAATGCAAGTAAAACAAACAACAACAACAAAACTGATGACACTCGCAGAACTAAACGAAAAAGCGCAAGAGATTGCAAACAAGCTCGGTCACATTCCCCAAGAACTCCTCCTTGAAGTTCACACTCTCCTCCACAAGAAGGATGAATGCTGCAAGGGAACTAACTGCACCGCCGCTGACGAAGCCGCGCCAACTGTTGTCTCCTAATGCTCAAGGCAATTATTGACGCAATTCGCGCAAAGAAACCACAACTCAACCATACTGTAATTGATACAAAACATATGAAGAAGACAACCGCCACAAAGGTTAAGATGGAAGCCAAGGGGAAGCCTATGACGAAGGGCAAGAAGCCCATGATTTCCAAGGCAAAGATGAACAAGCCAACCCGAAGCAAGAAGGACTAAAATAGAATCGGCGGGGGCCATGAACAAACCCCCGCCGATCTTGAGCAACGCAACCACGCAATTACCAAAAACATGACTACAACAACGCAACCATCAAGTCAACTAAACGCATCATTTGTTAAAGCTTTGGGAGAGTTGAGGAACGTAGCAAAGAATGCTATTAACCCTCACTTCAGAAACCGTTATGCATCGTTGGATGCCATTCTGGATGATGTTCGTCCAATACTTGCAGGAAATAACCTTGGCATCTCTCAAGAGCCTATTTTTGAGGATGGCAAAGCAGGAGTAGTAACCCGTATTATTCATATTTCGGGAGAAACAAGGGAATCAACTCTTTTGCTTCCAATTAAGGATCAGACAGCACAGGGGGTAGGGTCAGCATTGACCTATGCAAAAAGGTACGCAATCAGCAGCATTTTAGGAATTACCGCTGACGATGATGATGATGGTGAGATTGCCAGCAAGCCAGCAGTTCAGAAGCCAATCAAGGTTGAACCGCCGAAGATTAAAGCAACACCATCAGAGCCTACTCCAACGAAGGAACTCCCGACAAGTGGAGTTGATATGCTTATCGGCATGATGGAAGCAGACAAGGTAACGGATGACCATGTTCTCCACTTTCTGTATGCTAAAAAGGCAATTCCAGATCGCAACGTATATATGTTCGATCTTCCTGAAAAGGTGATTAGCCGCCTCATTGAGAAATGGGATGACGTAAAGGCATTTAAACCAGCACTTTAATGACTGACGAGCGCGAAGGCAAACCATCAGCAAGCGGGTTTTCCCGCCTTGCTTTATGCTCTGGCAGTTGGAACCTAGAGTCTACACTCCCACCACAAGAGGCAAATAAGTATATGCAGCTTGGCTCGGACGTTCATAGCGTTCTTGCAGGATTGAAAGATTTTGAGCTTCTTTCTCAAGAAGGTCAGGACATTGCGACACGGTGCTTGTCAGAGTTTTCTGATATGATCAGGCAACTGGATCTTGGTGAACGTACAAAGGAAATTGTCGAAGAACGGTACTGGTACAATGATCTCTTTTCTGGAGCGATTGATCGGATCGACTTTTTTGGCGAGGAAACGGCAGTTGTAACAGATTATAAAACAGGTCGAGTTGCACAGTCTGGAGCAGCAGAAAATTATCAACTTCGCGCATATGCTGTTCTCGTCAAGAAAGCATTCCCGAAACTGAAGACGGTTTTCGTTGCGATCATTCAACCCCTAGCTGCTGGAAAAACCATTGCCGAATACAATGAGGCTGAACTATCACAAGCAGAAGAGGAAATTGTTGGTATCGTTAATGCTTCCCAAAAGCATGATGCTCCAAGAACTCCTTCAACTGACGCTTGCAAGTGGTGTCGTGCTAAAGACATTTGCCCTGATAGGCATGAGAATGCTAAAGCTAGGACAAAAGAGTTAACAGTAATCTCTGGCGCGATGGTAAAGGTATTAAGCAATGCCGAATTGGTATCCATTGATGACAATGCGGGAGTAGTTGAAGACTTCATTTCCGAAGTCAGGACTGAACTCAAAAATAGATTGCTTGCAGGTGCTGAAATTGCTGGACGATCCCTTACCAAAGGACGTACAAGTAGAAATGTACCAGACGCAGCTTCCGCTTATAATGCGCTTTCTGGTGTTCTTAAATCAGATGAGTTTCTGGCTTGCACAAAAGTATCAGTCACTGCTCTTGAAAAAGCAGTTGCCAAAGCAAAAGGAATCAAGGCAAAAGATGCCAAGCAATCGCTCGACGATGCCCTTGGTTGGCTCATTGAGTCAAAAGAAGGGGAACCATCCATCAGGCGTGACAAGTGAAGATGATGACGATTCTAGGGCGTTGTGGATACTCTTTAAAGGTAGAGAATGGATTGTTCTTTGGAAAGACAGTTCATTTATGGCAACACCCGGAGATAATCGCAAAGTCGAAGAGTCCGAAGTAAAAAATTTGTTTCGTTACTTGAATGATGAAGGTTTTATCAACAAGGACGAACCAATGAAAAAATAAAATTAAGGAGAATATGAATGAGCTACATTTATTTGCAGGAGCAGGAGGAGGGATCTTGGGAGGAATGCTCCTCGGACATACCCCAGTTTGTGCTGTGGAAATTGAACCATATTGTCGCAGAGTTTTACTCCAACGCCAACGAGATGGAATCTTGCCCAAGTTCCCAATCTGGATACTCGCTGATGCGGCCAACAGCTTCGGATGGTTTGCGCCACAAGTTCAAGCTCTCAAGTTTAGTCAGAAAGGGTCATCAAGACGGCAATTTAACAGAGCAATTAGCGCGTGTTCATCAGAAGAAGCTCACGCCGAACGCCTCGGAAATTCTGATGCGCTTTCCAGAGACGTGGACAGACTTAAGGCCATTGGAAATGGACAAGTTCCAATTGTGGCAGCAACATCATTCAGAATACTTTCAGAATCAGTAGTCAGTAAATAAAATAAACAAACAAAATAAACGAAAATGATAAAAGGCAAAATTGATGTAACGAAGATCCTCAAGGATGAACTTTACCAAGGCAAGACCGCAAAGTATCTTGATCTTGTGATGTTCCCAAATACGAATGAGTTGGGAGATGAGGTTCCTGATCAGTACGGGCAGACGGGAGTGATTAAGCAGTCGCTTTCAAAGACAAGTCGGGAAGCGGGAATGAAGTCCCCAATCCTTGGGAATTATACCATCACTGAGAAGAATCCTAGCGGGTTTGTTCCCAAAATGGGAACTGCATTCAAAAAGCGTACTCCAGCACCTGCACCAGCAGCCGTTGAAGACGAGGATGAAATTCCTTTTTAATCTAACCTAAACCAAACCGCAACCAACCACGCAAATGCCCACTAAAAAGTCACAAACACAAGGAGAAAAGCTTCTCCTTCTTGAAGCAGGTTTGGATTTCCAAAACAGGGAATCCAAGCACATTCTTGAAACAGTCCGTTATCATCATACTGAAATTCTTGAACTACAGGAAAAGGTCGACGATCTTCTATCTGTTGTTCGTATTTTCTTTGTTGCCGTTATCCTTTCGGTAATTGTTATCGTAACAATTTATACTTACCACGCAAAATGATGATTCCACGCTTTTGTAATTGTCTGGAAGTCGCCTTCCTGCAAGAAGTTCCCGAATGGCATGACTGCGAATACATCAGGCAACGGAATGAACTCATTCCAAATGCGGAATCTGAAGCAAAGCTAATGGCGAGAACGATTGATGGAGAAATGGATTCAAATCATTTCACTTATTTGTTTTCAACCTACATGGATACAGCAGCAAAAAAGGCAAAAATTGTATGAGCTATAGCAAAGAGGCTTACGATTATTTAAACAGTGATCACATTCGATTGCTAACGGATGATAATAAAGTTCCTAGCATCGAAGACAGAGTAATGTCTGCCTTTGATGCGGGAGCAAAATCACATCATAGGAAAAATTGGCTTAACGCATTTAAGCAATTAGATTCCGTTGCAGGAGACAAATGCAAAATCAACTTCCCTAAAACCAATGATTGATCAATTTGATTTTGACTTTTCACCAATTACTCCAGAATCAGATGACAAGTCTCTTGCTTCTAGGTTTGAACGGTTCCATGAAAACAATCCTGTTGTTTATAAGAACCTAGTTGGTCTTGCCAGACAGTTTAGAGAGAAACGACCAAACGCAATCATGGGTATTGGTATGCTGTATGAAGTTCTTCGTTGGAACTATTATATGGGCATTGATACTGATGAGGATTATAAGCTGAACAATGACTTTTGCGCTCCCTATGCGAGACTTATTATGAAGCAGGAACCAGACTTGGAGAATGCCTTTAAGCTTCGCGCAAGCATCATTGATTAAATGAGAACCTTTAGGGCAAAAGGAAATACGACCCGTCGAGTGGCGGGAAAGATGAACAAGACTGAGGAAGCATATTCTTTGGTTCTTGAGCAACGCCGATTGGCTGGAGAGATCCATCATTGGGCATTTGAGGCTATGGCATTAAGGTTGGCAGATAGGACAACCTATACTCCAGATTTCTTTGTCATCAACAAGGATGGGAATATCTCATTCTTTGAAGTCAAAGGATTCTGGCATCAAGCCGGGAGAATTAAAATAAAAGTAGCAGCAGAAAATCATCCTTGGTTTGATTTCCAAGCTATTCAACTGAAAAAAAAGGAGTGGATCTATGAACAGTTCTAATGAAGAAAGTTGCCCTTGCTGCGGCAGAGCATATGAATTGGTAGAGAAGAAGCCTAGACGCAATCTGAAAGCCGTTGAAGAGGCTTTTGAGGCATTCTGGCAAGCTTACCCCCGCAAGACAGGAAAAGGTGCTGCAAGGGCAGCATGGGCCAAGAACAATCTTCCTCCCATTGAAGAGATCCTAATTGCATTAAGGAAAGCAATTCAGAGTCAAGATTGGCAAAAGGAAAGGGGAAAGTTTATTCCTCACCCTTCTACATGGATCAATCAAGCTAGATATGAGGACGAAGGAATGGACTATGCGGCATTAAGTCAAAGGCCACAGAGACCAGTATTCAATACGCCAGTAACTAATACGGATGCACGGGCATTCAGAGAGTGGATGATTGGACAGGGTTATCCAGCCCAATTTTTCGATACTCCATACAGGGATTGTCCTAGCCATGTTCAGCAACAATACAACAACCGAAACAAATGATTGAAGATACGCAAACAGAATTAGAATCAGAACTACGACTCAAGATCATCTATCTTGAGGAAGTGATCAAAAAAGTTATGGAGTTCAATAGCCTTTTGTGCAACGGCATTGGAAAACATGGAGGAAATGAAATGAACCCCGACACCACACCAACGCCGAGGACGGATTTTCTAGCCCATTTAGGAATGATGCACAACGAATACATCGACCGAATGACTATGCTCTCTCGTAATCTTGAGCGCGAACTCGCCGAGAAAACCAATGAGGTCGCAAGGCTCCGAAATCTGTTAGAAAACATGACGCAATCAAGAGACACCATGATTGAAGATAGAAACCTACTAGACAACGAGGTCGCAAGGCTTCGTGAGATCGTGGAAAGATACCGAGTCTGGGCAACTAGCGACAACCCAACCCAAATGGAACTGGATAACTTAAAACAAAAATACGATGAACTCAACTAACGAACAAATCAATGAGGTCGAAAGGCTCCGTGAGCTTCTGAACCGAGCGATTGGATACACAAAGGATGCCCTGTTCTTTGCTCGCTCTTACGAGAACAAAAATCAATGGAACGAAATTGATAAATTGTGGGATTTGATTCGTGATCTTGAAAAAGAAACACTTGCGCCAGAGGAAACCCAAGACGGGGCAACGATGTCAGAATGGTATGGAGGCTTTTCAAAGATCGAAAGCACCGACCCAGTTCCGACCCAGTTACCGACCCAGACCGAATGGCGAAAGCTTGGATTAAACGAGGTGATCCAAGAGGGGGATGAGTATAATTCAATCGGTCAAAAGTGGATTCCCGTTCATCATTGGGCCATCGGTAAAAATCCATCATATTTTACCCTCAAATTCCGCACCTGCCGCCAGTTGCCGAAACCTACTCTTACCCGCGAATCGTACGATGAGGATTGGAACCTAAAGACAAAGCAGGAGGAGGTGCCGCTCCATGAGATTTCTCAAACAGCATTGGATAATATGAAGGAAATGAAATGACACTTTTACCAATCATCATTCCGATATTCATTGTAGAGATACTTACAAACTCTGTTTGGGTAGCAGTTAGTTATGATCCTCGCATTCGATCCAATGTGACTCTGTGTTATTGTCTTTCCATAATTGCAGGGGGGTTATCTGGTTGGGCATGGGCATACATGGCAATGGCTATGCAGAAAAACCAAATGTTCGTAGCCAACTTGTGGTGGGATTTTATGGTAACAATGATATTTATCTCTTTACCAATCCTGTTCTACGGGGTCAGATTGGATCTTCAAACCTCCATTGGAACAGCACTTGCTGTCATTGGTTTACTCTTAATAAAATGAACGAAAACACAGAACCAACAATGCAGGAAAGACTAGACAAAGCGAATCATTATCGTGTTCGCGCAATGGCAATATGTGAAGCAATGATGGCATGGGAAACTCCAGCAGACGCTAGGAAAACATCCATTGATCTATCTAAACTTAAAAAGGAAATCATGGAAAATGAGCAAAGCAATTGACGATATATTAAAAGAATTAGGTTATGAGACTCCAGAACTTCCTCCTGTAAACAAACGAGAGGCACTTCAGCAGGGGCTTATTAAAGGCCAAGAACGACCTACAACGGGCGTTTGCGGCAAATCCTCATACACCTCTGAAGCAAAATGCAATCAAGCTATAAACCATCTATTGAAAAATGGAGGAACCAACACGAGTTTTCTTCGCGCATACAAATGTGACCAATGCAAAGGTGCTTGGCATATGTCATCCTTCAACCCAAATAAACGATAATGAATCCACTATATTCAATCTTTACAGCAGGAATGTTGTCCACAATTCCCGTTCAACAAACTCAAACAATTTACGTTGCCAACCTTTCAGCGGATGATGAACGTGATAGCGGTAGCTTCTACCAAGTTACAACAATCCCTCAAATCATAACGCAACCCGTTACAGTCTTGGCAATGACAATTCATCCAATTATTGAAGACAATGATGACAAAGATTAAGCAGCCAAAATCAGCAGCGGGATTGAAGAAACATAAATATTCTATCAGTCCCCGGATGCCACAAGGTCAGAAATATGATCCAAATCTATGCGGCTGGATTGTCGTAGACGAACGCTCTAAAACCAATTGGCAATGCTCTCGACCTAATGGGAAAGGCAACGATCAGCTTTGGTGTCCAACTCACGCTACGCGAGTATAATCTATTTCTTAAAATTAGGACGCTTAAACTTTCCCTCATAGTTTAAGCTTTCTAGTTCTAACAAAGGAATATTTCTTTCTTTAAGCCACTCTCTTGCTAATCGGCAATTGCGTAAATTAGATGCATCTCTATTTAATCCATGCCCCTCCCATCCAGATGGATGCCATTCATGGTAAATGATATTCTCAATCTCTCTTCCATTAGCAATCTTTATTAGTTCTCGCATGATCCTGTCCCATGAATGCCTCCCAAGAACCATGTCTGGGAAAAGATAATGATTACTTCTCCACCATCCAACTCTCATTACAAACAAATCACATCCCGCATATTTTGTTCCTGCACTAATGCGATCATAAGGGATTGGATTGTCTATTCTTTTAAAATCATGCCTGTAAGCATATGCAGGAAGGATTCCTTCAAATCTTTGTAACACATTTGAAGCAATACAAGTGTCCGTATTGGTAAGAACTAAAACATCTGAATCATTTCTTCCGACACAAGCCAATCGAAGCATATCCTTAATCATTGGGATTCTTCGCCTTTCATCTGGTATTACTTCGAGGGAGCTTCGGACAAAACAGTTGTCATCCAAACCAAGATCAACCCATCCAATCCCATCCCAAGATTTTTCAGCTACATTGTTGCGGCGTTTTTCATCTCCTACTGACCAAGGAGTCCGTTGATATACATGAACAACATTTGGGATGGTTGATCTTGATTTTGGATTCCTAATCAAGTCAAGGATTCGGGTCACATCTCTTGGAAAGTTCCTATATCGCGTGTACGAGGCGTAGGATGGTCTCCATGCTGTCCCGTGCCACAATGAGGGTGAATCTGTTACTATCGCATGAACGGGAGTTTTAGAGGCATATGAGAGGTGTAATGGCCCACTGTCCGTTAAGATCATTGCATGGGTGTTTGGATGATCCATGATGCCAAGCAAGTCATAGAACTTTTCAGCCTTTATCTTACTTAAATCAACAATGTGAAATTCTGGCAAAGAATGATTAAGTATCTCCCAGAGCAATTCTGAATATTGGAACGGTGATGAATTTCCTCCTGTAGATACAACTATCCACGGCTTATCTTTAGGAATCCCTTTGGTCAGTTTCTTTTCCCTTTTACTATCTCTTTGATCAAAGACTAGAGGAAGTTGTTTGGGCCAAAGATCCAACTTCCCCGCAAGCCTCCAAGCATCCATTTGGAAACTATCGCATACAATTTTTGGCCCAACATGATTTCCATATACTTGACTTACTACAATTTCGGAAACACCAACAACTTGAGTTGTTGTTACATCTTCTGACAAATCTTTTGCAAACTTTAATGCTCCTACAATGTCTTCAAATGGCCCATCAAAAACAATTTTCTCAACATAAGAAACACCATCAAGGATGTCTTGGAAGTCTTTAGAAATAATCAAGCTTGGCTTCTTTCCTGTCTCATCATACTCATTTTTGAGAACAGGAAGAAACGAACAGACATCTCCATACCTACCAAGATTAAGGAAGATACTCATCCTTCCTTATTAATAAGTCTTATGCGTAATCCTTTTAGGGGATTCCTCTACTTCAGGAGTCCCAAGTTGTTCTTGCTGTTCATCAGGAGGAAGTGAACCAAACTTTTTGGCATACCTCAACGTCTCAACAACAAAGTAATTCCTCTGTTCAAGCAAGGCAATAACGATTGCTTGGTAAAAGCTTACTTCTGGAAGTTTGTTTTTCTCACCTTGTTCACGAATTTCACGAAGATTAATGTCGCCGGGAAATTCAGATTGCTCAAAAGGATATTTAAGAGATGGAGGAAGAATGTATTTTTTGCTCATAGTGGTTGCTGTTGATTGCGTATACTTTCCGAAAACTAATAAGCAATCAAGGTTTATTTAAAAAGAACCAAATGATTCATTCTTGTTAGATAATGGCAAAGAGAACGATCCTAAATCTGAACTACTTTTTGCGCTTCTAGCTTTTGATTGCATGGACTTTTTGTATTCCTCCAAATCTTGAGGAGTCTCAATCCTATCTCCACGCAATACGGCAGTTCCTGCTTTAATAACTGCTGGCAACCCTTCTTTTTGAGTAGATGCCTCTGATATAGGAATAGGAGAGAAGTTTTGAACAATATATTCACTCCACGTCAGTTTTCTTCGACCACGATCTGGTTGATCATTAGACCAAGGAACAACATTACCAACATAATCTTTTCTATCAACGGCAACTGCAATGTCTCTTGCCAATGGGCTTAATCCACTTTTGATATATTTCATAAAATCTTGAACCATAATATCAGAACGCCTTCCTTTTGCTTTTTCAAAACGAGAAAGTTCGCCAAATGCATCATGTGATTCTTGAAACAACAATCGTGCGATTCGTGTAATTGCTCCAACAGTCTGAAGTTGATAACCAAATCCCTTGTATGCAAGCCAATCATATTCTCTTGGATGCAAGAAATTGATTTTTTGATCACTTCCAGACATTTGTAGCAACAATTGATTAACACTTAATGCCGCTACTAAACCAGACATGAATTTTATTTTGTTAACCAACTCAAAATTTGCTCCCATTCTTTCAGCCAAAGTAGTTCTTTGACCTGTAGCCATTTTTGTATATGTCCCCAACATTTTGATTGGATCAGCAATCATCCAATTTAACCTTGATTTAACAAGTTTTGCAGCAAACAACAATGCTTTAACAACAGGACTATTCACAATTGAACCACCTTTATTAAATCCAGTAGCATTATTGGTTTGTTCAGAAATAATCTTTGCCATTTCTGGAGTTTTTTGAGTAATGCTTAATTTATTCCATCTTTTTTCAAACATTTCTTGACGAAGATGATAAAGAGCATCAAATCCTCTGCCTCCAGTTATTACATCTAATGCTCTTCCAAAAACATTTTGACTGTTTTCTCTAATTGGATTTTCAGAAGAATGAGAAAAAGGATCATTTTCTAATCCTGCTTCATTAGCGACTCTCCAAGTTGGTCTGTTAATCAAATCAATATTATCTACATAATTTTTTATCCTGCCATTTTTACCATAAAACGAATACTTGAATCCTTGTAACCATGCTTTAAATGAAAGAATTGGATTTGTATATCTAACTGATGGTGCGTGAGTTCCCAAGAATGCAGTACCATGACCAAAAATTGCTAACTTAAATGCTCTTGCGGCGGCTTTACCATAAATCTTTTGAATGATATTTGCCTGTTCTCCAACTAACCACATTCTTGCATTATTCAATGCATCCCTTCTAGCTATTTGAGCAAGATACATTTTATCGGTAACATTTCTAACTCCCTTCTGTGAAGCAAATGCTTCTCTGATTTGTTTTGGAGTAAGACCAAAATCATCAGCCATGTCATTGATCATCTTATCAATGTCACGCTCACCCTTATCCAGATAGAATTTCTTTGCTGTTTCCCAAAGTGTTTTAGCTTGTTCTGGATTCAGCTTCTGACCAACTTCCTCGACTCTTGGTTGGAGTAAATTCTCTCGTTGTTTTCCAACCAAACGAGATTCCTTCAACTCATCTTGTTTCTTTTTATATTCTTCCTCAAGACGCTTGATCTCATCATTGGTAACTTTCTCTACATCTTTTGGAGTCGAAACTTTACCATTATTAATGTCATCAATTTTCTTTTGAGCTTGCTCAATGCGTTTGCGTAATGATTCGGCGGATTTCTCCGCTGGACTCATTTTTGAAACAGGCTTTGCCTTAATTTTTGCTTTTGCTTTGGTTTCAGATTTTACAGTCTTGATTGCCTTTTCACCACCAACTTCACCTTTGATTAACTCATGTGCTTTGTCCCAAGCATCTTTGAGATATGGCTTAATTTTATCACCAAACTTATCAAGCAATAATTTAGAGGATTCAGCAAAATCAAGACCAAGCTCACCAATTTGACCACGGATAATTCTAGCAAGAGTAGCAACAATGGAAATATCTGGAGTTGTTCCCAATTGACCACTCAATTGTTTGCTTAATAGTTTTTCTGCTTCTTTAGCATCAGCTTTCCAACGATCAACAATCTTTCTGGCTTGCTCAAAAACTTCCTTTCCATATTTGGGAACCTTATCCAATTGATCTTGGAGATCTTTAATTTTGGCCTCGTAGTATTCTTTTAATGCACTTGCATCTTGATTTGTCTCTCTGGCTTGTTTGATTTCCTCAAGATCTTTCTTGGTTTGCTCAAGTTCTTTATTTAAACGCTCAATTTCTGCTTTTGCTTTCTTTCCAGCGGAATCAGAAAGATCACCAACTTGATCACGGGCATCTTCAACAGATTCTGGAGTCTTTACTTCCACATCCGACATGGAATTATCCATTGCATCAACCCAATCATTGCTTGTGGTTTCTGCATCATTAATAGTTTTCTCAACCAGTTCGGCCTTTTTTTGCATCCCGTCAAGTTGAGATTTAGATGGTTCTTGACCTGTGTTTTTTATGAACTCTGCTGTCATATCAGCAACATTCGTTAGATCAGTTTCTCCTTGGAAAGATGCAAGTGCTTCAGATGCTTTTGTTCCAGCCTCACGAATTCCTTCGTAGTATTCCTGCCTCTTTGCTACTGCTGATTTGTATTGTTCAGAATCCGCACCATACTTTTTAAGAGTATCATTTACTTGTTTAGCCAAAATCTGGTCATAAGCTTTTGCTGTAGCAATGCCATCTGGATCACCATTCTTTGCTCTTTCTAATGCTTCGTAAGGATCTGCTCCAGCATTTAGATTTGCTCGTCCTTTTTGTAAAACTTGTTCACCAGAAAGCCTTGTTCCAGCAGGAACAACTGCTGTAAGAAGACCCCTTCTGACTTGATCGTTTTGATCTTTTTTACGAATGGAAATCATCTCTGGAGTTTCTTCTCCAGTTGTTGTGGGAGTAACAGCTTGTGGTGGTTCTGGCTTGGCTTTTCCAGATGCTTTTTCATAAGCATTACCAATCTCTTTAGAAGTAATTCCGGGGAATTTCTTTGCTACAGCATTTGCTATTTCACCTTCCGTTGCGGGTCTTCCAAGGTTTTTAGTTAAAGCATCATATGCTCTTTTTGCATATGCTTCTTGAGGAGAAGGTGGCCCATATTTATTTTTTGTGGATTGAGATTCTTGTGCTTCTGCTGGCTTTACTTCCGTACCTTCACCTTGTGCTGGTGCAGTTCCTTCTTTAGCTTTTCCTTCTGGCTTGGTTTCAGCGGAGACACCTTCGACAGGAGGTATCCCACTTGTTTCTGAGACTTTACTTTCGGGGCTGATTTCTTTTTCACTTGGTTCCTCGGTTAGTTGTTTTGGCTCTCTAATCATGGAGCCATCTTCTTGCTCCACAAATCCATTTCTTGAATACCAATCTTTTAATTGCTGATTCGTAAGACCTTCAGATGTAAATTTTTCGGTATCAAGAACAAGAGAAACTTCTTCTTGATCTGCTAATCTTATAATTAAATTTAGAGCATCTTTTCCAGCACCAACTCCTCTTTCAAATGCTCTAATGGAATGTATTCTTGCTATACCACCTAAATCTTCTACATCAATAGCGGCATTGCGATTTACAATTCTTTCTCTTGGATCAAGCTGGTTCTCTTCTGTTTCTTTTTCAATAGAATCAATAAGTCTTGATCCCGCTTCAGAATCACTTTTTCCAAATCCAGTTAATTTAACAACTTTAGGTTGTTCTTCAGCTACAGGAGCTTCAGCGGGTTTTTCTTCTGACTTGTAAATTATTTCATTATTATTTACCTCATTTTGCATGAGATTAATTGCGGAATCTAACCCATTTATACCATCTTCTCTTGCTCTTTTTAGGTCATGTAACTTATCTTCATCATCTTGATTTATCCAGTTACTTAAATCTAAACTCTTTGTATTATCTGGGTCTGTTTTAAGCCAGTTATTGAAATCATTTACAACATCTTCTGGTATTTTAACAATTGGAACAGAAATATTTGCTTGCTTGGCGGCGGCAAGGCGATGACTTCCTGTTATAGCTTCATCATCAACAACCAACAATGGCCTTCCTAACCATCCATTTGTTTTCATTGAGTTAGCCATTGAAACAACTTCTCGTTCCCTTTTTTTATCAATAAGATGTGGCGGTATAATATTATTAGGATCTACATTTTCTATTGGTTGTGATGGTTCTTCACCTGTAGGTTCTACAGTAGGAGCGGCAAGAGCTTCAGCGGGTTTTTGTAAAGCATCAATCTGTTGCTGAGCAACAAGATCGGAAATCTTTGCGCGGTTTAATTCCTCTGGAGTTGCGGCAGGGATATTAATCGTAGGGCCGGTAACCTCACCGGGGGGCGGGAGAGCCTCATGCAGATCATCCGCTTTGGAGATAATTGCCGCTTCTTTTGAGTCAACGCCAGGGACGGTAGATGGAGCAACCTCTGGAGCGGGGCC